ATTGAGATTGATTCGCGTTTAAGAACCGGACTGGTTCGCATTTACTTAGACAGGTTTTGAAACACCAGCAAGACCCTGCCCATAACTCTCGCCAGAAAATCGGGTCACCGTGACCCGAAAATTACATCGCTGCCAGAAATTTCTTCTTCTGTGCCTTGGTCATCTTTGCGACGATCTTCATAGCTTCCTCGATCAAGTCGATCTCTTTCTTGCCACTAGATGCGCGCCGTGTAGTACCAGCAAGCATGAGTAGCACGTCGCGTTTCGTAGTCTTGGCTGCTTCGTACTTGGCGTGACTGCTATCCATCATGACCTTGCCCGTTGATGACACCTTGAAAGCGCAGCCTGTCTTCGAGCACGCCCATTCGATGATGATCGGCGTGCAGTCCTCGATGGTCGTGTAACCAGCCTTTTGCATACCCTCGATAAGTGCGACACGAGCGGATGCAAATTTATTCAATGCAGTAAATGCTGCTTGCTTGTTTGCTTTAGACATTGTGATTCTCCTGTGAAATAGATTGTGCCGCAGGGCTTATTCCCTACTGACAAACCCATTATACGGTTAGCACCATTTGATCGACAGAATCGGGTCACTGTGACCCTAAAATCGGGGTGAAATCGGGTATTTGCCGACCCCACCGTACCCCCATGCCCCCTTTTTGACGTGCCGCTTGGCCTCGCCACATAACACTGTTTCGTAACCGCACAGCACAATTCGTGTTATCACATAGACAATGTAAGATTAAAGACGTATCACATAGACAAAAGACCCACCCCCTTCATTATTTTTTAGTCTTGCGCCATAAATTTTATAAAATTTTAAAAAATCATAGTTAGTAAAATAGCAACTACACAGACAAAAAAAATCCCGAGCCTTGTGAGCCCGGGACTAAAGCTAGGATAAACCCAACTGAAGGAGAAGCAAATGCTTGCGCACTCGCTAAATTTAAGTGTACAGTACGCCCACCGAGGTTGCAATAGGACCTGCGCATGCTAGACCATTTAATTGATTTTGAGCCGGAGGTGCTTCCAGCCCCAACGGAGTTTGTGCCACTTGAAAAGGTAGGCACGGCGGATGCTATTGACGCCAAAGTAAAAACGTCCGAGTGGTTAAAAGGCTTGGGCGCGGTAGACGACGAAGACATTGCCGACGAGCTGGGCGCACAGGCGGCCCGTAAAGCGTTTACATCCGTGGTAGCCGGTGTTGCACCAGAAACAACCCACACCGCCTTGGCGCAAGTTAAGACCCCCGCTGCGGTTGCACACCTTGTTGGAATGCTAACGGCCTACGATTGGGCGTTTGTAGAGCAGGCCAAAGAACTACGTGGCTACGCGGTGGCCAAGCTGCTCGAAGAGACCAACAACCCCAGCGCTAATATACGGTTGAAAGCCTTGGGCTATTTAGGCAAGGTCACAGAGGTTGGCCTGTTCACCGACAAGATCGAAGTCAAAAAGACCGAGATGTCCGACGCTGAGATCGAACAGCGCATTAAAGACAAGCTCAGTCGTTTTGCACAGATTGTTGAAATCACCGACGTAACGGACATCCGAGAGATCGAAGAACTTAACGCACCTGCCGCTGATGACGAAATCATTAACACCAGCGGAGATTAAAGCGTTGCAGGCCATCCTGCCCACGCTCTCGACCAAAGAAAAAGCCGAACTCCTAGCTGATCTGGAAGAACGCGCCACCCGCGCCGGTAAAGAAGTGGCCAAAGATACGATGCTTGGGTTTGCCCAGCACGTTTATCCGGGCTTTAAGATCGGGCCACACCACAAAAAGCTCTCGCGTATCTTCGAGGACGTGATTGCCGGCAAGAAAAAGCGGGTCATTATTAATATTGCGCCACGTATGGGCAAGTCTGAGTTCTCGTCTTACCTGTTCCCCGCATACTTTCTAGGCAAATTCCCCGAGAAGAAGATCATTATGGGCACCCACACTGCGGGTTTGTCCGAGGATTTTGGCCGTCGGGTGCGAAATCTAATCAATTCCGAGGAATACTATGACCTTTTTCCGGCGACAGCAGTGGCAGACGACCAAAAAGCAGCAGGAAAATGGTCTACATCCGCCGGTGGTCAGTACTACGCTGCTGGTGTTGGTGGTGCTCTTGCTGGTCGTGGTGCTGACTTGTTCGTTATTGATGATCCCCATTCCGAACAAGATGTAAAAACCAACAGCCGCCTTGCGTTTGACACGGCTTGGTCGTGGTTTCAGACGGGTCCACTGCAACGACTGATGCCGGGCGGTGCGATTATCGTCATTATGACCCGATGGAGCCTGCTAGACCTGACCGGACGCTTGATTGACTACCAGACGCGCAACCCCGAGGCCGAGCCGTGGGAGATTGTAGAGTTGCCGGCCATACTGAACCAAGATACCGAGAAAGAAAAGTCGTTATGGCCAGAACAATGGCCGTTGGCCACGCTTAAATCAACAAAAGCGGCGCTAGACCCACGATATTGGAACGCGCAGTACATGCAGCAGCCTACCTCAGACACATCGGCCATCGTTTCAAGGAAACACTGGCGCGTCTGGGAGCCCGAGGACCCACCGAAGTGCGACTATATTATTCAGTCGTGGGACACGGCGTTCGAGACTAAGAATAATTCGGACTATTCGGCCTGTACGACGTGGGGTGTGTTTTACAATGAGGACGAGAACGATGCTGCGCAGATTATTTTGCTCGACGCGTTCAAAGAACGGATGACGTTCCCTGACCTGAAGGCGGCTGCGTTTAAACACTGGAAGGAATGGGACCCGGATGCGTTCATTGTGGAGAAAAAGGCGGCAGGTGCGCCGCTCATCCAAGAGTTTAGGGCGATGGGCATACCTGTCCAAGAGTTTAGCCCGAGTCGCGGTAACGATAAGATGGTCAGGCTCAATGCTGTGGCCGATCTATTTTCGTCTGGTACAGTTTGGGCACCGGATACGCGCTGGGCGCGGGAAGTGATCGAGGAGATGGCTGCCTTCCCCGTTGGCGAGCACGATGACTTTGTAGACACGACCACCCAAGCACTGCTACGGTTCCGGCAGGGCGGGTTTATTTCTTTGAATACGGACGAGAAGGACGAGCAAATGTCCCGTCGTCCCCGAGTAGCGGCATACTATTAAAGGCAGATCATGGCAACTAATATAGACAAGGCGTTGTACCAGACCCCGATGGGCATCGACGCATTAGCAGCAGGTGAACCGGACTTGGAGATCGAGATCGTCGATCCTGAAGAAGTAACCATTGGCATCGACGGGATGGAGATCAGCCTGCGCCCAGAGCCGAAGACGGCAGAGAACTTTGATGCGAACTTGGCCGAGTACATGGACGAGAGCGCCATGTCCAGTATGGCAGACGACCTTGAGTCGGACATCGACAACGATAAGAACAGCCGCAAGGAGTGGGAGAAGTCCTACACCGAGGGGCTAAAGCTCTTGGGCTTGCAGATGGAGGAGCGGACCGAGCCGTGGGCGGGTGCCTGCGGTGTGTTCCACCCGATGATTACCGAGGCGGTGGTGCGGTTTCAGGCTGAGACGATTACGGAGACGTTCCCGGCCCAAGGTCCGGTGCGCAGTAAGATTATTGGCCGCGACACGCCGGAGGTGATGGAGGCCGCAGCCCGTGTGCAGGAGGATATGAACTTTGAGCTGACCGAGGAGATGAAAGAGTTCCGCCCGGAGCACGAGCGCATGTTGTGGTCGCTGCCGGCCACCGGGTCAGCGTTTAAGAAAGTTTATTTTGATCCCAGTTTGGGACGTCAGGTGTCGATGTTTGTGCCGGCCGAGGACATTCTGCTGCCCTACGGGACAACGGACTTGGATACGTGCTATCGCGTCACGCACGTCATGCGCAAGACTAAAAACGACATTATTAAGTTACAGCAAGCGGGGTTCTACCGAGAGTTCGACCTGCCGGACCCACCACGCGAAGAAGACAACATTAAGAAAGCCAAGGACAAAGAGACTGGCTTTAGTGACTTAAACGACGAGCGTTACACCTTGCTTGAGTGCCACGTTGACTTGAACCTAGAAGGGTTCGAAGACGAAGTTGACGACGAAGAGACCGGCATCATGCTGCCGTATGTTGTTACTTTGATTAAAGGAACCAACGATGTCCTGTCCATCAGACGTAACTGGAACGAAGACGACGAACTTAAACTCAAGCGTCAGCACTTCGTCCACTACCAGTATATCCCCGGGTTTGGCGCTTATGGCTTTGGTCTATTCCACCTCATTGGCGGATTTGCCAAGTCGGCCACGTCGCTCATGCGCCAGTTGGTTGACGCAGGTACTCTTTCCAATTTGCCGGGCGGTCTTAAAGCGCGGGGTCTGCGTATTAAGGGCGACGACACGCCGATTAGTCCGGGGGAGTTCCGTGATGTAGACGTTGCGTCGGGCAATATCCGCGACAGTATTCTGCCGCTGCCATATAAAGAGCCAAGCCAAGTTTTGTATACGCTGTTGCAAAACATCGTAGAAGAAGGCCGTCGCTTCGCAGCTACCGCAGATATGAACGTGTCGGATATGTCGGCACAGGCCCCGGTCGGTACGACCTTGGCACTGCTTGAGCGCCAGTTAAAAGTGATGACGGCTGTGCAGGCGCGTGTGCACTTTGCGCTTAAACAAGAACTTAAGCTGCTTAAAAATATCATTCGGGACTACACAGACCCCGACTACACGTACGACCCTGAGTACGGCAACCGTAAAGCTAAGAAGGCTGACTACGACTTGGTGGACATTATTCCTGTGTCCGACCCAAATGCCGCCACCATGTCACAACGTGTGGTGCAGTACCAAGCGGTTATTCAAATGGCGCAGATGGCACCGGACATCTACGACCTGCCACAACTACATCGCAACATGTTGAACGTGCTGGGGATTAAAGACGCGGAGAAACTCGTGCCACTACCGGACGATCAGAAGCCACGCGACCCTGTAACCGAAAACATGAACATCTTTAAGTGTGAGCCGGTCAAAGCGTTTGTGCACCAGAACCACGAGGCGCATATCGGCGTACATACTGCGGCTATGCAAGACCCGACAATTACACAACTGATCGGGCAGAATCCGAAAGCTCCGTTGATTCAAGCGGCCATGATGGCGCATATTGCCGAGCACGTTGGTTTTGCGTACCGCCAAAAGATCGAACAGCAGCTCGGTATTGCACTACCGCCGGAAGACGAAAAGCTTCCGCCAGAAGTAGAAGTTGCTTTGTCGCAGATGATGGCTCAAGCCGCACACCAAGTGCTGCAACAGAGTCAGGCGCAACAAGCACAAATGCAAGCGCAGCAACAAGCGCAAGACCCAGTAATCCAGATGCAACAGCAAGATTTGCAACTGCGCCAAAAAGATTTGGAACTCAAAGAAATGAAAATGACGCTCGATGCAGCCGCACAAGCGGACAAGCTCGCCATCGAACGCGAACGTATGACAGGTACGTTGGAGCTTAATTCAATCAAGGTTGGTGCACAGATTGCAGAAAGTAAAGCTAAGACAGAAGCACAGCAAGAACGTGATGGTGTCCGCATGGGTATTGATATTGCCAAGACCCAAGCGCAACAAAAACTGCAAGAAAAACAAACGGCTCTAAAACACATTGCCGCCTTTAAACAAAATAACAAAGGACAACCACCTAAATGATCGAAAACTTCGCACGCGTATTGCGCGAACAAATACGCACCGACATGAACAACTACGCCGATGACTTGGCGGGGGGCACATGCCGCTCATTTGAAGAGTACCAAAAGCTATGCGGGGTAATTCAAGGTCTCGCCCTTGCAGAGCGTTATTTACTAGACCTTGCTGAAAAAGTGGAGAAGAGCGATGAGTGACCTGTTACTGCCTCCGGGCATTGAAATGCCGGAGATGATTCAACCGAAAGACAAGCCCGACGAAGACATCCCGCTTGAGGATCGTGCTAAGTCGTTACCTACTGCAACTGGTTGGAAAATTCTGTGCGTAGTGCCCGACGTGTCTAACACATACGACGACTCGGTAATTGTTAAAGCCGATCCGTTCATGAAACAGGAAGAGCACTCAACGACCGTTTTGTTTGTGGTGGATGTTGGCCCTGATGCGTACAAAGACACGACCAAGTTCCCATCGGGTCCGTGGTGTAAGAAAGGTGACTTCGTGCTCGTTCGCGCTTATTCAGGCACCCGTTTTAAGATTTACAACAAAGAGTTTCGTCTGCTTAATGATGACCAAGTAGATGCCGTAGTCCAAGACCCCCGCGGGATAACCCGCGCATAAGGAGCCATAAATGCCAGATGATTACAAGTTCCCCGATGAACAAGAAGATAACAAAACAGTAACTGTTGCCGAAGATGAGGGCGATGTAGAGATTGAGATTATTGACGACACGCCTGAAAAAGACCGTGGTCGTAAGCCTTTGGATAAAGAAGTAGACGATCCATCGGATGATGAGATTGAGAGCTATTCCGATAAGGTACAGACTCGCATTAAAGAATTGACACATGCGCGGCACGATGAGCGCCGTGTCAAAGAAGCTGTGTTACGAGAAAAGCAAGAACTAGAACGGCTGTCACAACACCTGATCGACGAGAATAAACGTCTCAAGCAGACGGTTAATTTTGGACAGGAAGCGTTCATTTCTACGGCTAACAAAGAAGCCCAAGCCCAGCTTGACGCAGCACGACGCCAGTACAAGGATGCACAAGAGGCGTTTGACACGGACGGCATTATTGCCGCCCAAGAGGCCCTGACAGAAGCCAAGATGCGGCTGATGCAGGTGAAAAATTATAAGGCCACCCCTTTACAAGAAGATTATTCTGAGGTACAAGTACCACAATCACAACCCCAACAGGTTGAACCGGACGAGAAATCGCTGCGCTGGCAGGCAAAAAACCAGTGGTTCGGGGCATCAGGGTTTGAAGAATACACCAGCTACGCTCTAGGGCTGCACCAAAAACTAGTCAACGGGGGCATTGACCCTCGCGGTGATGAATATTTCGACCAAATTAATGGTCGCATGAAGTCTAAATTCCCCGAACTATTCGGTGAGAGTGAAGACAAAAAACCTAGTGAATCAGCCAGAAAACCGTCTACCGTTGTTGCGCCTGCTGCCCGTTCTACGAGCGCAGGGAAAATACGCTTAACGGCAACGCAAGTTGCGTTGGCTAAAAAATTCGGACTAACCCCGCAGCAATATGCTGTGCAAGTAGCTAAATTGGAGACAAATAATGGCTGATAACCGCACCCCCCGTGACGTAGCAACACGCGAAAAAACAAGCAGGTATGTATATGTGCCGCCTAGCACGCTTCCTGATCCGACTCCAGAGCCGGGTTACAAGTTCCGTTGGGTAGCCACGCACATCTTAGGTAAGTCGGATGCGACTAATGTGTCTAAGAAAATGCGTGAAGGCTGGGAGCCGGTTAAAGCCGCTGACCACGCCGAGCTTATGCTGCATGCAAACAGTAATGGTAATGTTGAAGTCGGCGGACTGATGCTTTGCAAAGCCCCTGTTGAGTTCGTAGATGCGCGTAATGCGTACTACCAGAACCAAGCGGAAATGCAGATGGAGTCTGTAGACAACAACCTAATGCGTCAAAGCGACCCGCGTATGCCGCTCTTTAGTGAACGGAAATCGTCAACGTCCTTTGGCAAAGGTGTTAAATAATCTAATTGGAGCTTATATATGGCTTATCCTGTTATTGCAGCCCCTTACGGGCTGAAGCCGATCAATTTGATCGGTGGTCAGGTTTTTGCCGGGGCAACCCGTCAACTACCTATCGCTACTACGTACACCACTGCTATCTATAATGGCGGCGTGGTTACTCTGGTAGCTGGTGGCACGATTGAGAACTCCCCACTTGCTGATGATGCTACGCCTCTGGCTGGTGTTGTTGGTGTGTTCTTGGGCTGTTCTTATATCAACCCAAGCACGAATCAACTGACGTTCTCGCAGTATTGGCCCGGTGTTTCTGGCGCTACTAATATTGTAGCTTTCATCGCTGATGATCCAGACCAACTGTATAAAGCAGTTAACGTTGCTGGTACTACGGTGAACAACACTTCGTCCGGCCTGTTGCCTGCCTATCTGGGGCAAACGATGGTTGGCAGCAATGCCCGCTTGGTGTTGAACACAGGTTCGTCAACTTCTGGCGATTCTAAAGTTGGTATCTACAGTGCTGCTGGTGCAACCACTGCTAGCCTGCCATTGCGAATCGTTGATGTGGTGCCTGACACCGCTAACTCGGCTGGTGCCTATGTTGAGTTCATCGTTAAGCTGAACTTTGGCTACCATTCGTACAATAACGCCGTCGGCATCTAAGGAGCTAAATCATGGCTATTTCACGCGCACAACTACTTAAAGAACTGCTCCCGGGCTTGAATGCTTTGTTCGGCCTCGAGTACGCCCGTTACGGCGAAGAGCACAAGGAAATCTACGAAACCGAGACTTCCGAGCGTTCGTTCGAAGAAGAAACAAAGCTGTCGGGCTTCTCCGCCGCTCCTGTCAAAAACGAGGGTTCTGCCATCGCTTATGACAATGCGCAGGAAGCATGGACTGCTCGCTTTAACCACGAAACCATCGCCTTGGGTTTCTCGATCACTGAAGAAGCGGTCGAAGATAACCTGTATGACAGCCTGTCGGCTCGTTATACCAAAGGTCTGGCTCGCGCTATGGCTTACACCAAGCAAGTTAAAGCAGCTAACGTCCTGAACAACGGCTTCACCAACACCGCTGCTTATTACGGCGGTGACGGCGTGCCTCTGTTCTCGGCTTCGCACCCACTGGTTAACGGTGGCGTCAACAGCAACATTCCATCAACCGCAGCCGACTTGAACGAGACTTCCCTTGAAGCCGCCGTTATTCAAATCGCTGCATGGACTGATGAGCGTGGCCTGCTGATCGCTGCTAAACCACGTAAGCTGATCGTTCCACCAAGTTTGCAGTTCGTTGCAACGCGTCTGCTGGAAACCGAACTCCGTGTCGGTACCAATGACAACGATGTCAACGCTCTGAAAAACAATGGCTCGATCCCAGAAGGCTATACGATCAACCACTTCCTGACCGACACAAACGCATGGTTCCTGACCACTGACGTTCCAAACGGCATGAAGCACTTTGTTCGTATGCCAATGGCTAACTCAATGGATGGAGACTTCGATACGGGCAACGTTCGCTACAAGGCTCGTGAGAGATACAGCTTCGGCTGGTCGGATCCGTTGGGTATGTACGGAAGCGTCGGCGCTTGACGCTAAGTCCTTGATTTATAAGGCAAATGAGGGGGCTTCGGCCCCTTCTTTTATTTGTGTTGTGTTATCTGTTAATCTAGTGTATTCTTACCCTACACTACTTAGGAGAAGATATGGCGCGAGGAATTTATAAAATTATCAACGTAATTAATAACAAGTTTTATGTTGGAAGCGCGGAAGATTTTACTCGGCGCAAACGAGTTCATTGGTGGATGTTACGTCGTGGAACCCACGCAAATAAACACTTACAATCCGCTTGGGCGAAATATAAAGAACAGGCGTTTACATTTGTTATTGTTGAAGAATTAAGTGAAATGGCAGATATTCTTGCCGCAGAAAATGTTTGGTTAAAAGAACATGTTGGAAAAGAGTACTGTTACAACCTTGCGACAGACGCTACAGCCCCTACCACAGGGTGGTTTGGTAAAAAAAATCCAATGTTTGGGAAGACATTTACGCACACGGAGGACGCTAAGGCCAGAATTGGAGCGGCGGCAAAACTAAGAATTCAAACAGAAGAAGAGAAAGTTAAGCGGCGCAAGTCAATGCAAAGGCATATTGTTCCGGCTTCGGTGAAAGCAAAAATATCGGCCACGTTATCTGGTGAGGGTAACTTCTGGTATGGCAAGCAGCGCCCAGATCACGCGGAAAAGGTGAGCAAAGCCGTTGTAGCTACAGACGCGGCGGGCAATATCACAACCTATTCTAGTATCTTAGCCTTGCGGGAGGCGCTGAATATAAAGCCGCCGACAGCCAATCGGGCGCTCAAATCGGGCAAGGTTTTAACCCGTGGTCCATACAAGAATTGGTCGTTCAAATATGCTTGACGCGCATCTCGGCGCATAGTATAAGATACCTAATACCGGGGTATTCCGGTGCTTGCGAACAGCCCCCGGCTGACGAACATGCAGATCGCTTGCACTTAACTCGCATGTTGAGGACAATCTATCATGGCAGTTTCTACTACCCAGAGTATTTGGCGTTCGGGCGGCGGCGATCAAACTCGCACCGCATATTGTGGCACTGGCCTAATGACCGCCCAATGGTACGTCGCTGATATTGCTACGCAAACCGGCAACGTCAAAAATGCAGCTAGCGGCCAAAACGTAATTCTTCCAGCAGGCGCTGTTATCACAGCCGTTACTACGCAAGTGGCTTCGACCACGGCCGGTACGCTGGACTTCGGCTTTACGCTGTATACCACCGGCACAGCAACTCCTGCTGGTCTGGTCAATGAGCAGCCTACGACTCGTACACAAACCTCGCTGGCCACAGCTACCCTGCCGGGCGCTTCGCTTGGCATTCCAATGTCCACGACTGAGTTGGTCTATCTGACCGCAGCTACGGGCGCGTCGGCTGGTACTGGTCCTTGCTCCGGCACGATCACGTACTATGTGACTGATCCTTACGTTGGTATGCAGAACGTCTAATAATCTGGGGGCTTCGGCCCCCGTTTAACCATTCAGGAGATTATTATGATGCAAACAGACGTTGAGTCAGCGCACACAAACGTTAGTGCGGCGTTGCATGCAGGGCGAACACGCTTGAAAGGCGTAGTTTTCACAGTGTCAGGGGGCAGCCCCGTTGACCACATTATGTTTTACGACAATGCTTCAGCCGCAAGTGGCACTGTACGTTTGGAGCTAGATACTAATCATTCGGGCGGTCTTAGCGTAGCTATACCCGGTGAAGGAATCTTGTTTTCGAACGGCATATATTGCGATATTGGCGACGCATCATCCGTAACGGTGTTCTATGGCTAAGAAAACCCCATCCCTTGCTGTCGGTCGTGGTGAAAAGCTACCCGTTAAGCAGGGGGCGGGGTTGACTGCCAAAGGTCGTGCCAAGTACAACGCAGCAACGGGATCGAATCTGAAGGCTCCACAGCCAGAAGGCGGTCCACGTAAGAAATCATTCTGCGCTCGCATGAGCGGCATGCCCGGTCCGATGAAGGACGAGAAGGGCCAACCGACACGCAAAGCGGCGTCACTAAAGAGATGGAAGTGTTAGATGACTGAGCACCACGAAACCGCAAAAAACATAGCTGATGCGTTGTCCATTCTGACAGTAATCGGCACGCTAATTGATATGCTGCCATCTCTCGCTGCTTTGATTTCAATCGTATGGTCGGTAATCCGCATCTACGAAACCAAAACTGTACAAGATTGGTTAGGTAAGCAAGGGGCGGACGATGCCAGCTAAGTCAGCAAAGCAAGAACGGTTCATGCAAGCCGTGGCGCATAATCCTAAATTTGCAAAGAAGGTGGGCGTGCCCACTAGTGTAGGTAAAGAGTTTACTAAATCTGGAGATACTAAAATGGCAAAAGTTAAGAGCGCACCCGGTGCAACCCCAATGGGCAAAGTTAAAACTGCGGCTCCTAGCCGTGACGGTATTGCTGTTAAAGGCAAAACCAAAGGCAAGCAGATCGTTATGGCCGGCAATAAGATGTGCGGCGGCGGTATGGCTAAGGGCAAAAAGTAATGATGTCCTCTCGCGGAATGGGCGACATCGCTCCGTCCAAAATGCCCGGCGGGAAGAAGAAAGCCCGCCGTGACGACACCGACTTTACGCAGTATGCGAAGGGCGGTGCTGTATGGGACAAGCCAAACCCAAAAAAGAAATCCACGCCTTTAAGCCCTGCCAAAAAATCGGCAGCTAAGGCGGCAGCTAAAGCTGCTGGTAGGCCGTATCCGAACCTGATTGACAACATGCGTATGGCGAAAAAATGACGACCTCTGGAGCCACAACTTTTAATATCGACCTGAATGAAGCGGTTGAAGAAGCGTTTGAGCGTTGTGGCTCGGAGATGCGTACGGGCTACCACTTGCGCACGGCCAGACGCTCCCTTAATCTGCTGTTTGCAGACTGGGCTAATCGCGGCGTTAACATGTGGACGTTTGAGCAGAACACGATTGTACTGAACCAAGGACAGCCGACTTATGCACTTCCTGACGATACTGTTGATATTCTGGACCATGTTATTCGGACCAATGCAAACGTCGCTAGTAACCAATCCGACCTCACCATAACGCGTATTAGCGTATCTACCTACGCCACGATCCCCAACAAGTTAACGCAAGGCCGGCCTATTCAGGTATGGATTCAGCGCTTGACCGGCGGAACGTCTGCTTTAGTGGGTACGGTACAGGCCGCTATTAGCGCAACGGACACGACCATTCCTGTGACTTCTTTAACGGGCGTGCCGACTGCGGGGTTCATTAAGATTGGCACGGAGCTAATCGGGTACAACGAGACGGCGGCCGCAACGGATACTACCCCGGCGTACTTATACAACTGTGTGCGTGGGCAAGATAGCACTACAGCCGCCGCGCATAGCGCAGGAGCCGCGTTATCGCTGGTGCAGAAACAGAGCATCACGGTATGGCCAACCCCAGACAGCGCTTCTACATATCAGTTTGTGTACTGGCGCATGCGCCGTATTCAAGACGCCGGCACCGGCGGAGCTTACACAATGGACGTGCCGTTCCGTTTCGTGCCGTGTTTGGTTGCGGGGTTGACGTACTACTTGTCCTTAAAGATTCCAGAAGCGGCTAGCCGTATTGATATGCTCAAGGCCATGTACGACGAGGCTTGGACGACAGCCGCCGCAGAAGATCAAGACCGTGCCGCAGTTCGGTTCGTGCCACGGCAGATGTTTATTGGCGGTGCGTAATGGGCAATAAGTTTGCTTCAGGCAAGAACTCGATTGCCGAGTGTGATCGGTGCGGGTTCCGCTTCAAGCTGACGGTGCTGCGTAAAGAGATTATCAAGACAAAGACGTATAACTTATTGGTGTGCCCTACGTGCTGGGACCCAGATCAGCCACAGTTGTCTTTGGGCATGTACCCAGTTAGTGACCCACAAGGTGTTCGTGACCCACGGCCAGACCTGAGTTATTATCAGGCAGGATATACCGGACTACAGCTAACGCAGACACCGGGCACTTCCGAAGACGCTAATGGCGATCCTAGCGGCGGTAGCAGGGTGTTTCAGTGGGGGTGGGGGCCTGTAGGCGGGGCGAGTTCTAACGATGATGGGCTGACACCTAACTATTTGGTATCGCCCGGTCTGGTAAGCAACGTAACGATTACGACTACATAGGAGTCTAAAATGGACAACATGAAAAAAGTGGCTAAGGCCGAAGTTAAGGTTCACGAAAAGAAGATGCACGGCATGAAAAAGGGCGGCGTTGCCAGCATCGACATGAAAAAAATGGGACGTAATGTAGCCCGCGCAATGAACCAAAAATCTGGTTCGAGAGGCCGATAATGGCCAAGTTCTCACAAAAGCTAATGGGCAAAGAAGTCGGCTCGGCTGCTGTGTATGCAAAGCCGCACTCAATGACCGGAGGTCCTATGAAGATGAAGAAACCCGCTGATCCGAATACGCTTACCACTAAGCAGATGACCAACAGAACGGTATCCCCGCGTGTAAGCATGGGCGACCCTGCCGCAGATGACGTTAAAAAAGACGGCATCAAAATGCGTGGTACTGGCGCAGCAACTAAGGGCGTAATGTCCCGTGGACCAATGGCATAAGCATGAACTACGCGCAGCTTTCGTCAGCTATCAAGGGGTATTGCGAGAACGACTTCCCGGCAACGGTAGGATCGTTTACGTCTACTGACCAGATAGACACGTTTATTAAGCAGGCGGAACAGCGTATTTATAACTCTGTTCAGCTTCCGCCATTGCGCAAAAACATTATTGGTTCGGCCACAATCAATAATAAATACATGGCTGCACCAGATGACTTTTTATCGGTGTATTCAATTGCGGTAATCAGCGGGTACGGGACTGCCAGCGAAGACTACACATTCCTATTAAACAAGGATGTAAACTTTATTCGTGAGTCATACCCAAATCCGGGTATCACGGGCAAGCCTTCGTACTACGCTATTTTTGGGCCGTACGTAACTAACTCTGTAATTACTGACGAGCTAAGTTTTATTCTGGGACCTACGCCAGACGCAAGCTATTTTATAGAGTTACATTATTACTACTACCCTGAGAGCATTGTTACTGCCGGTACGACGTGGCTCGGGGATAACTTTGATTCCGCGCTGCTGTATGGCGCACTTATGGAGGCTGCGGCTTTTCTTAAGTCTGAGCCTGACATATTACAGAATTACACAGCCCGGTATGGCGACGCATTAGCTATGCTGAAACGTCTGGGTGACGGTCTGGAGCGCAGCGATGCTTACCGCTCTGGCCAAGCTAGGGTACAAGTCACATGATCCAGCAAGGACTAACAACAAGTTTTAAGCAGCAGATTCTGTTGGGTCAGCACGACCTAGATACAGATTCTCTGTACATTGCACTTTATACGGCACTTGCATCTTTAGGCCCAGATACGACGGAGTATTCGGCAGCAACTCCGGGGCAAATTACTGGGACAGGGTACACGGCAGGTGGTATTCTACTAACTAATGTGTCCGTCAATGTTTCTGGGTTAATCGCGTATGTTAATTTTGATAATCCAGTATGGAACCCAGGAGTTTTTACGGCTCGCGGGGCTTTGATTTATAACTCAAGTAAGAGTAATAAATCTATTGCGGTTTTAGATTTTGGTTCGGATAAGACATCGACCAATACGTTTACAATAACTTTGCCAGCTAACACAGCGTCCTCGGCGCTAATTCGCATAACTTAAGGAGTTACTATGTTTGATTCAAAGACAAAAGCTATGGATATTGTCTCCGCCGACGTTACAAAAAACGCTGGCAGTGATGATCGTATTAAACTTGGTGGTGTTTACCACGTAGAGTGCTTTGATGCAGAAGGCAATTCTAAGTGGGCTGAAGGCTTCCACAATCTGGTAGTTAACGTTGGTCTGAAAGATTTGAATGACAAATACTTTTCGGGCTCTTCTTATACTGCCGCTTGGTATCTTGGTCTCGTTAACTCTAGCGCTACATTTGCTGCTGGCGATACGATGTCATCGCACGCTGGTTGGACAGAGAACGTTAGCTACACGCAAGCTGCTCGCCCTACTTTGGCATTCGGTGGCTCTACCACTGCTGATCCTTCGGTGATTACTGCTTCGTCGGTTACGTTTACGATCAATGCTTCGGCTACTATCGGCGGTGCGTTTGTCTCTACTTCAGCTACTAAGAGCGGCACAGCAGGTATCCTGTTCTCAGAAGGCAACTTTACCGGCGGTAACCGTGCCGTTATCAGTGGCGATACACTTAATGTAACGTACAGCTTCTCTGCTGACGCTGCGTAATAGGGGGCTACATGGCTAATTTTACTAAGGGTCAAACCGTAAAGGTTAATACCGTGGTTCCATCAGGCCCAGTTGAGGCTTATCGCATGGATGAGGATGGTGTTATCTACTGTCTTATTTCGTGGGTTGATGAGAATGGGGCCGCGCAAAATCGCTGGTTTAGAGAAGACATATTGGTTGCTGGTTAAAAAGCTAAAAGGCGTAACGCATGTTTGGTATCTCATCTTTTGCCGAAACGCCTTTTGCTTCACTAAGCGGAGCTACGTATAACGCTGATGTTGCTGAAGCTATATTAGTTTCAGAAACTGGAGACGGCTTTGTTACGTATGCTTCCGCAGTTAGTGAGCAAGTATTACTTACGGCTGTTCAAGACTCGTTAGCTGACTTTGTTGACTCTATAACAGAGGCCGTTGTACTAGAGGCCGCGCAGATTGCGTTAGCTGATTTTATTGATAGCCTTTCAGATTTAATCACAGCAACAGCTACGCAAGATGGTAGCGTGGTACTTTCTGGGGTAATCTCAGAATCCGCTACGCTGCTTGATGAACAGAACACAGATAACGCTTTTAACTCTTTTGTTAATGAGTCTATTACTGGTACTGATGCACTTTTCTCTGTAGGTGATTTTTTAGCGGCTATTTCAGAATCTTCAGTTCTTGCAGATTCACAAGCAGCTTTAGCAGACCTTATAGCCGCTCTGTCGGATGCTGTAACTTTAACGGATTCCCAAGCAGGCACTTTACTGTTTAGCGGAAATATTTCTGAGTCCATTACTGCAACAGATGTCACTAATGGTAGCGGCGGCGCTGAGACAATCAATGAGAGCGCATCGTTTGTTGATGACCAATACAACGTCAATGAGCAATTCGTAAACGTAGATGAGTTTGTACTACTGCAAGATAACTTAGAGCAGACATCAGAACTAAACAACAACGTAGACGAGGCTGTTGTAGTTAGCTCGGATCAGAGTGGTGGGTTCCCATACAATGTAACTGTAGACGAGTTTGCAGCAATAACAGGCGTAGTAGATGCTGGCGGTATATATTTGATTATCGCTGAGTCTATAGCTGCCGTAGATAGTGCTACAACAATTGCTACTTTGATTTCTAATGTAAGTGAAACAGCTAGCTTGAACGGGATTAATAATTCTTCTGCAATATTTAATTCTTCTCGCTCAGAAAGAATAGCGTTTACAAGTGAGTTTACCCCGTTCTTTAAATTCGAGCCGATAGATACAACGCAGGTGCCGAATTGGAACACGATTAACATGTAAGGAATTATCATGGCATTAGTTCTAGCTGATCGCGTAAAAGAAACAAGCTCGTTTACAGGGACTACATCCCCTATTACGCTGCTGGGAGCTGCTACTGGGTTTCAATCTTTTGCGGCAGTAGGAAATGGCAATACGACGTTCTACTCAATTACCAATCCGGGGACTAATGAATGGGAAGTTGGCGTTGGGACGTACACAGCTTCCGGCACCACACTATCCCGCACCATTATTCTTTCGTCGTCTAATAGCAACTTAATTGTTACGTTTAGTGCTGGCTCTAAAGAAGTATTTGTAACGTACCCAGCAGAAAAGTCAGTTAACCAAGATGTAAGTGGTAACGTTACCATCCCCGGTACGACCTACACGAACGCGCTCAATTGCAGTAATGGCGCTACATTTACTGGTACTGGCAGTAGGTTCCAAGCGGACTTTTATAATGGCACGGTTACGGATCGGTACGCATTCCAATCTAGTTTAGTAAACACAGCAACGGGTATTTACGCTTTACCTAATGGCACATCGCAAGCTGCATCATGGCAGGCTACAAATAATAGCGATCCTACTAACGCAGGTAAGATTCTTATTGCAGCAACAGCAACAGCCGCAGAAGTTGTGTCAGGGATTAATGGCAGCGGTACATATCTACCACTAACCTTTACGGCTAACGGTGGAGAAGTAGGTAGGTTTAATAACAGCACCGGATACTTTGGCCTTAACACTACTACACCGGGCAGCCAGCTTGATGTTAAAGGAACGCTCCGTTTATCTGGCGCTACAAGTGGATATGTTGGCTTGGCTCCTGCCGCAGTAGCAGGGTCTGTAACTTATACGTTACCAAGTGCTGACGGTACAGTTGGGCAAGTGCTTTCAACTAATGGTGGTGGTACGCTATCATGGGCTACTGCGGGAGGTGGTGGTGGCGGTGTAACAAAAGCTGCTGCTATAGCATACACAATGACTTTAGGATTCTAGGAGTAACTTATGGCTAACCCCAATATTGCAGCCCTTACAAGCATATACGGCAATACCGCGTATGTAATTCCAAGTGCTACTACAGTAAGCGTTGCATGGACTTATAACGGCACAACAGCACTAACAGGATTGACGCCAGCAGCAGGTACTGTAAATAAAATTACAGGAATTACGGTATCTAACGTAACGGCTTCTGCTGCAACAATTACAATTGGTGTGTCAAATAATCCTACCTACGCAAGTGGTACGGCTTACTATATTGCTTATCAGATTACTGTGCCGGCAGGAGCTACGTTGATCGTAACGGATAAGACAACAGGTTTTTATGTAACTGAGAACCAATCTGTTGGCGTTATTGTTGGGACAGCTAGTGCGCTGAACGTCATTGCTACTTTTGAAGTGATTACCTAATATGAGCTTGAGATACCTTGGGGGATATGTATCCTCGGCATACAATCCGTTGGCGGCTAATGTAGGCCCCGGAACTAATGTTGCCCAAACTCAGGGTATGTTTACAACTCAAGCTGCTTTTGAATCAGTTGCATCTAATCAATGGTGTACTGATCCAAATTTTAAGCAGACTACGTTACTACTACAAGCAGATAACGCTGCTAACGCTGCTCAGAACAATACGTTTTTAGATAGCAGCACAAACAATTTTACGATTACTAGAACCGGCAATACTACGCAAGGATCATTTAGTCCGTTTAGTTCGCAGCCCGGATATTGGTCAGGATACTTTGGTGGTACGGGTTATTACGCAACTACGCCATTTCAATCTTTACCGACCACAACATCGACGTTTACTATTGAAGCGTGGATATATCAAACAGCCTATCCTGTTGCACAAGGCTCGCCTGTACAGCCTTCATTAGTCGGAGATCAAAACCCTACCGGAGCAGGCGCTAATTGGATGTTTGGGGTTCTTTCTACTGGGCTGCTAAGTTTTTGGTGGAACGATACTGGAGTAAAAGCTTGTGTCGGCAACACAGTTACGCCTTTAAATGCGTGGGTTCATGTTGCGGTATCTGTGTCTTCTAATGCAATTAAGCTATTTGTTAATGGCGTTCTTCAAACATTAACTGGCAATACCACGTTAGGAAATAGAGGGTCAGACCAAGGACGGACAACAATAGGACAGTATGCAGGTACAAACTCATACATATATGCGTATGTATCTAACCTTCGTATTGTTACTGGCACAGCGTTATATTCAACTACGTTTACACCATCTACTACGCCGCTAACAGCTATTTCTGGAACAACATTTTTAACACTGCAAAATAATAATACATTTAAAGATGCTAGTACCAATAACAGGACCATAACACCAACACTTGCAGCAGGGCAGCCATTTTCCCCTGCGCCTCCGCAGTACGCTTACACACCAACAGTCACAGGCGGCAGTGGATATTTTGATGGTAGTGATAGTTTAAGTGCCCTTAGTTCAGCCAACTTAGCACCCGGATCAATTTTTACGTTTGAAACGTGGGCATATTTTACTTCCGCACCGAACGGGTGGGGGTTTTATGAAATAAGCACCAATACCGCTTTTCAGTGCGGATTTAATGGCACGACAGAATGGGGCGTAGCATCTCGGGCTACAGCATGGCGTTTAACAACAACCACACTACCTATTATTAATCAATGGAACCATATAGTTGTTAGCCGTGGCGGTACTGGGACTAATCAAACTAGCTTATTTTTAAATGGGGTTCGTGTAGCCAATGGAACAGTATCGGATGCGTTTACTTCTACAGGCTCATGTCAAATAGGGACCTCAATTATTGGATACCTTTCAAATTTGCGGCTAGTACAAGGCGTCGATGTGTATGGTTATACGAACACAACAATTGCAGTTCCAACGGCTCCAGTAACCGCAGTAACAAGTACGCAGTTGCTTCTTAACTCCACCAACGCTGGGATTGTAGATAACTCATTAAAAAATGTTTCTGAAACTGTTGGTAATGCCCAAGTAAGTACAAGCGTTAAGAAGTTTGGCTCTGGATCAATGGCATTTGACGGCACGGGAGATTGGTTACTTTTGCCAAATAGCCCAGCATTGCAGATGGGACTTGGGGATTTTACTGTTGAAGGCTGGGTTTATTTAAACGCTACTGGTACTGCGCGGGGATTGGTTAGTAAGGGAACCGCAACAACAGGGTGGTCTATATACATTGCAAGTACAAATGTTTTGCAAGCAACTTATTCAGCTACCACCATTACAGGCACGACACCACTTGTATCAAATACTTGGTATCATTTTGCGATGGTTCGGGCTGGCTCTGCTGTTGGCAATATAAAAATATACCTAAACGGGGTATTGCAGGCTTCGAGCGCAACAGCAATTACTACGGACTTTATCCAAACAAATCCGCTTTATGTTGGCGCAAACAGAGTGGCTGGCGAACCTATGCTTGGGTACATGGACGACGTTAGAATTACAAAAGTTGCGCGGTACGTAGATTCATTTACCCCACCACAAATCGCATTTGCACGGCAATAGGATAAACAATGAGCGATAAATATCCGGGTAATCTTATTACTGGCCCATCTAGCGGTTACTCTGTTTATTTTAACGGGGTGAATAGCTACTTAACGTTTACAAAAAATTTGGAGTTAACAACAGATTTTACTATTGAGTTTTGGCTTTATTTAACTGCGCAACCAACCCAAGGTTTTTATTTTATGGGGTCAGTTATTGGCCCTTATATAGCAACAGAAGCATTAAAAATGCTTGTTGGGCAAAGTGGTGCATGGTTAATTAATCCTGCGCTTCCAATGCCGTATTTAAATAGATGGAACCATATTGCTTTGGTGCGTGCTAGCAATGTAATGCGCCTTTATATAAACGGTGTTTCATCCGGTCCATATACCACATCACAAAGCTTTACTGGCTCCCAAACGTTTGGTATTGGCGCAGAGAACTCTGGTGCTAGTGTTATTAATAAAGAATTTTATATGAGTAGCTTGCGGGTATCTAACATTGCTAGATACAGCGGCACAAGCACAACATCGTCTAATTTTGGATACCCATCACTTCCACTTGCCAACGACGTTAATACTAAATTTTTAGGTTTGCAGACGGCTACACTAATAGATCAAAGCGCAAGTCCAGTTACCATTACCGCTAATGGGGCTGCTATTGTTAGTAATTTTTATCTGCCATCATATAACCCAGCACAGCTTAATCCAGCATTAGGCGCTGCCGTACCCGGTGTATGGACACTAGACGAAGCCGCATACTATACGCAGACTAAATCATGGCCTGTATATGATCCAAGCTTTAAAGGCACTACGTTGCTGCTGCATGGCACAGGTACAAACGGCGCACAGAACAATACGTTTTTAGATTCGTCAGCTAATAACTTTACGATCACTAGAGCAGGCAATACTACGCAAGGCTCGCTTAGTCCGTTTAGCCAAACGGGTTGGTCAGTTAATTTTAATAGAGGAACATTAACAACTACCCTAACTGGCAAATCTGCCGGAACGGGTTCTGTAACTTACGAATTGTTTTTTTATTCATCGTTAAGAGATGCTGCGGTTAGTGCCCAATCTGCGTTATTTAATTCTAGGGGAGCTGGTACTGGTGGTGATGGAATTGATTGCACCGTACTTAGCACGGGAGATATTCGAATTACAACTTCTGGCTCTGTCTTATTCCAATCAGTTATAAATATTTCAACAACTGATATTTGGTATCATTTAGCTATTGTTAGAAATGGGACAACAAATTGGGCTGTTTACCTTAATGGGGTTTCTATTGGAACGTTTAGTTCCGCTATTAATTTATCGTCTGTAAATTTATATTTAGGCACTGTTGGTGGAAGTTCGCAAGATTGGCTTAAAGGTTATATAAGTAATTTTAGGTACACAATGGCAGCGGTTTATACAAGCAACTTTACGCCACCAACTGCGCCATTAACGGTAATTGCAAACACAGAATTTTTAAGTTGTTTAACAAATCAATTTAAAGATATTTCTGCTAATAATTTTACTATAACACCCGCTGCGGTTAATGGAACATTACCATCAATTCAACCATTCTCCCCATTTGCACCGGCAGTTGCCTACACACCATCGGCAATTGGCGGTAGCGGGTATTTTGACGGCACTAGCGATTATCTTCAAATTACTGGTACAGCAGCATTAGTACCAGATAGTGTGTTTACTTTTGAAGCATGGATTTATTTTGGCGCAATAGTAAGCAATGAGATTATTTATTCGTCTCTTACTACGGGCCAACTATTAATTGGATTCAACACAACAACGTCATGGGGTATTGGTGCAAGAGCAGGTGCTTTTCTTTTAACATCAACAACACTACCTGTTGCAAATCAGTGGAATCACATAGTTGCTTGTAGGGGCGGTACTGGGACAAATCAGGCTAGCTTATTTTTAAACGGCGTGCGTGTTGCTAACGGAACTGTATCTAATGCTTTTAATACTACGGCCAATTATCAAGTTGGTTATGATGGTGGTAGTCCCACATGGAGTGGTTACATATCTGGTTTGAGATTAGTAAAAGCGGATGTATACGGTTACACAAACACAACCATTACCGTTCCGACGGCACCGCCAACTGCAATTGCTAATACAGCGTTACTTATTAATTTTACCAACGCAGGTATTTTAGACAGCACAGCTAAAAATGTTGGTGAAACTATTAATAGCGCCCAGATAAGTACAGCGGTGAGGAGATACGGTCCTAGTAGTATGTTATTTGATGGCACTAGCGATTATGTTGTGTTCCCATCAAGCACCAATTTTGAATTGGTTGCCGACTTTACTATGGAGTGCTGGATATATCCGACCACTATTACGGGTTCAGAGCGTGGTGTTTTTGGTATTGGCACAACCGATCCAAACAGTAATTTAGTTCGCATACAGGCATCTTCGTCTAAACTTCAATTCTGGCTTGGCGGATCAAATAGTGGTGGCCCCGGCACTGGAACAAAGACGGGTATTATTACTTGCACAACTGCACTAGTTTTAAATACTTGGTATCACGTTGCATTGGTTCGCAGCGGGTCAGGTACAAACAATGTTAAGTTGTATCTAAACGGTGTGTTAGATGGTCAGGGGACGGGCACTTACGTGATAACTGCAAATCCTTGTTCTATTGGTAGCGGCTATCCCGGAACAAGCATTGAAACATTTTTTGGGTATATTTCAGATTTTCGGGTTACCAAAAACGTTGCTAGATATTTGGCAAACTTCACGCCACCAACATCGCAATTGCAAGATCAATAAGGATAAATTATGTCTAGTACATACAGCAGCTTAAAAATTGAACTGATTGGTACTGGCGAACAAGCCGGCTTTTGGGGTGCTACTACCAATACCAATCTAGGTACAGCCTTAGAAGAAGCCATTGTAGGTCGTGCAGAAGTTGCGTTTACTACTGATGCTGACCTTACTCTGACGCTGACTGATTCTAATTCTACGCAGATTGCTCGGCACTTTATCCTTAATGTAACTGGCACGCTTACAGCAACGCGGAGCTTAACGGTTCCGGCAATTGATAAGCCGTACATCATTGAGAACAACACGACGCAAATAATCATTGTTAAGACAAGTGGTGGCGTAGGTGTGCCTGTTCCGAATGGCAAGAAAATGTTTCTGTACGCCTATAACAACGGCGCTACTAACAATGTAGTCGAAGCATTTAACTACGTATCAGCTTTATATGCAGGCACACTAACCCTTACATCCCCGCTTCCTATTGCATCTGGCGGTACAGGTTCTGCTGTAACTGCATACTGTTCGTTGGTAACTAATGTTACTGGGACCTTGCCAATTGCTAATGGTGGTACAGGACAAGTCACAGCCAACGCTGCGGTGAACGCGCTGCTACCAGTACAAGCTGGCAATAATGGTTTGTTCTTAACCACAAATGGTACGGATACTGCATGGGCTGCGGCATCAGGCGGTGGTGGTGGTGGCGTTTCTTCAGTTAATGCGTCCGGTGGTACAACGGGGATGACCTTCACAGGCGGCCCAATTCTTAGTGCTGGTACGCTGACAATGGGTGGGACGCTTACGGTAGCTAATGGTGGTACTGGGGCAACAACGCATTCTGTAAACGGCCTGCTTACAGGCAATGGCACTAGTGCAGTAAATACTATTGCTCCGGGTACAAACGGGCAGGTGCTTACTTCTAACGGTACAAACTGGTACGCAGCGGCTTTTACCGCAGGCAATGTTACTGGCCCACTGTCCTCCACCAACTTAGCTATTCCAACTTTTTCTGGTGCAAGCGGAACAATCCTTTTAAATAATTCTGGCGCTACTATTTCTGGTGGCACGATTACAGCGGTTGCGTTTGCAGGTGATGGCGCTTCGATTACCGGACTTTCTACTGGCAATATTTCTAGTGGCACTTTGCCCATTGCTCGTGGAGGCACTAACAGTACAGCAACCCCAACAAACGGAGGCGCTGTATATGGGACGGGATCAGCTTATGCGGTTACCGCTGCCGGTACTTCTGGGCAAGTATTAACATCTAACGGTACTGCTGCTCCTACATGGCAGACGCCTTCTGCCAGTACAATTTCTATTTCTGCCGGCAACGGCATGACGTTCACAACCATCACTGGGTCTGGCTCAGTTACGATGGGAACACCCACTACACTGACTTCGGCAACAACTAATGCCGTATCTGTTGGAACTCACGCACATGCTGTAACAGGAATACCAACTACTTATACATGGACGGCTGGAACAACGGCAGGACCTACTGGTGCTTTAACTGGATCAGGGTCATCGTCAGTCTCTTATGCGGCTATTCCAAGTGCATCGGCAACAGCATCCGGCATTATTACTACAGGTGCGCAGACGCTTGCGGGCACCAAGACATTCAATAGTATTCTTGCTGCTTCGTATAACTTCAGTACAACAAGCTCAATTTATCTGTCTGGCTCGACGGTTAACCTAGATATTGCCAGCGTTGGTATTACAGATTGGACTTCAGCAGCCTTTGCCCCAGCAGCGGATAATGTTCGCACTCTTGGTACGGCGGCTTCACGATGGACAACTGTATATGCAACGACGGGTACGATCAATACTTCTGATGCAAACACCAAGCAAGACATCGCTGATCTGGATGCAGCCGAGCTTCGTGTAGCTACAAACTTAAAAGGAATGATTAAGAAGTTCCGCTTTAAGGATGCTGTTGCAGAAAAAGGTAGTGCTGCTCGAATCCACGTTGGTGTAATTGCTCAAGATGTACAGGCTGCGTTTGTGGCTGAAGGTCTTAACCCAGCAGAATATGGCATGTTCTGTTCGGATACATGGTGGGAGAGAGAAGAAACCACTGTTGTTAACGATGTTACACGCACCAGAATCGTTGCACATGATACGTTTGTAGAAGGTGGTACGGAGCGCACACGGCTTGGTATTCGTTACGAAGAACTGTTCGCCTTTATTATTGCTGCTTTATAAAGATTATGTATGGACCCAATAACAATCGGTGCGGCATTTGCAGTAGCCAAAGCGGCTGTTGCTGGGGTTAAGGAAGCTATTGCGCTTGGTAAAGAAGTGCAGGAGTGCTATCACGACATTAGTGCTTTCTTTACAGCGCAAGGTGAGATTCAAGCTGCGGTAGTCCAGCAGGAGCATGACCAGAAACTAGGTAAGGCGGTACAGAAAGATGCTACTGCCGAGGCACTTGACGCTATGTTTGCGTCGCGCCAGATGTACAAGATGGAAGTGGAATTACGTGAAGCGTTAATTTACGGATCTGGTAGTGAGTCTGGTTTATATGAAGAGATGTGCCAGCGGCGGGATGCCATTATTCAAGATCGCAAGAATATCCTTGAGGATGAAGCTAGGCAGATTCGGCTAAAAGCATACGCAGTTAAACGTAAAAAAGAAGAGCGTATTCAGAATATTCAAGAGTGGCTAGCGGTCGTGGTTGGTGTGTCGATTAGCAGCTTTATTATGTACTGCATCTGGTGGATGTTTAAACACGGGGGTGACGAATAATGATGACCTTATTAACAACGCTAATCTCATTTTTAAGTGGCGGCCTACCTAAGTTACTAGACTTCTTCCAAGACAAGCAGGACAAGAAGCACGAACTGGCAATGGCTCAGATTCAGGTGCAAGCGCAGATGGAGATGCAGAAGGCTGGCTTCCAAGCGCAGGAGCATATCGAGGAAATACGTACTGATCAGATCAGTATTCAGACCCAGGCGGCTGAACGGGAATCCTTATATGCCCATGATATTGAGATCGGTAAAGGCGCATCCCAGTGGGTGATTAATGCCCGTGCAATGGTGCGGCCTACTATTACGTATGGCTTGTTCTTCCTACTGGTAGCTGTTGATATTGCTGGTGTCTGGTACGCATGGACAATGAACGCTTCTTTCCACGACATGATGCAGTTGGTTTGGGATGACGATACGCAGACCATTTGGGCGTCTGTTATTAGCTTTTGGTTCGGGACACAAGCATTTAGTAAGAAATGATACGCTTACTAATATTGGTTTTGCTGTGTATTTTTGTGGTGCTCCATATGGCTGGGTGCGTAGATAAGCATTCAGATTGTGTAGAAACAGCGCAACGAGAGTATTCAAATGCCCATCCAGAAACAACTTATAGCCAGCTAATATTAAAAAGAAAAGACTTTGAGCGTCGGTGCCCATAATGAACTTTACCGCTCTGCACGAACTTAAGTACCACGAAGGAGTAAGGAAGAAGCCTTACTTGGATAGCGTACTGTTATGGACTACAGGGGTTGGGCATCTAATAGCGCCAAAAGAACACCTAAAAATGACGCTTACCCAACGCAAAGAAGCTAAAGCTGCGGGCTTATTAAAGTGTCCGGCAGAGTGGGATAGGGGGCTAACGAATGCCGAAGTGGATGAGATTCTTAAAGCAGACCTTGCTCGGTTTGAACGAGGTGTTCTACGTCTGTGCCCTAGTGGGCTTACTCAAGGCAGGTACAATGCACTTGTCAGTTTTGCATTCAATGCTGGGTTAGGTAGATTGCAAAGTTCATCAATCCGCACTAAGCATAACCGTGGGGATTTTGATGGCGCTAGTGATGCTTTTCTGCTATACAGAATGGCAGGTGGCATAGTCCAAAAGGGGCTAGAAACCCGCCGTAAAGATGAACGTGCAATGTACCTAAGTGGGTAAACAATGGCATTTCAAAAATTAAACTTTAAGCCCGGAGTAAACCGAGACCAAACTAACTACAGTAATGAAGGTGGTTGGTATGAGTGCGACAAAATCCGGTTCCGTTCAGGCAAACCACAAAAGATTGGTGGCTGGCTTAAGTATTCTACTAGCGCACTTATTGGTGTGTGTCGGCAGATGTTTGGCTGGATTACCTCGTATAACGATAACTTCCTTGCTCTCGGGACTAACGCTAAAGTCTATATTGAGGCCGGCACAACCCTATACGACATCACGCCTATTCGGGCTACATTTTCTTCCCCTGCTACGGATAACTGCCTAGCCACAACAAATGGTTCGTTGATAGTTACCGCTACTATTGCTGCACACGGCGCTAATGCTGGTGATTATGTAATCTTTAGTGGGTCTAATGCAGTGGGCGGTATTGCTGCTACCACTATAAATACAATCCATTTAATCATTGATGTAACGGTAAATACGTTTACCTTTGCTGTAGCTACAGCCGCTACCTCAACCGTTGCTGCCGGTGGTGGCACAGGCATATTTGCGAAGTTCCAAATTCATGTAGGGTACGAAGCCTCCGCGTTTGGTTATGGCTGGGGCACGGACGGGTGGGGCATTAATGGCTGGGGCTTAGGTTCTAATCAACCAATTGCGGTTAATCAGACTGATTGGTGGTTTGATAACTTTGACAATGATCTGGTAATGAATATCCGAAATGGCGCTATTTATTATTGGACGCGTGGTTCTGGTACTAGCCCAGCATCGGCGTTAGATACGCCAGCAATTCTTTTGTCCGCGTTAACTGGGGCTGCAAATGTGCCTGAGTTGGCTATGCAGGTTTTAAACTCCCAGAATGATAAGCACTTAATTGCTTTCGGTGCCACGCCATATTATGCAACGGGGCCAGTACCCCAGTTTGACCCAATGCTTATCCGTTGGGCTAGTCAAGATGAACCTGCTAATTGGCGGCCACTGTCTAGTAACTCTGCTGGCTTTGTTCGCGCAACTAACGGCTCAAAGATTGTTCGGGCTATGCGGACTCGGCAGGAAATTCTTGTTTGGACGGATACCGCGTTATATTCAATGCAGTATTTGGGCACAACAGATGTGTTTAGTTTGCAAGAATTGGGCTCCAATACGTCAATTATTGGGCCACGCGCCGTAGCTACAGCTAACAATCTTACCTTCTGGATGGGGCAAGATAAGTTCTATGTGTATAGCGGCAGAGTAGATACCTTACCTTGTACGCTCCGTAACCATGTATTCCTTAATCTGAACTATGACCAGATTGACCAAATTATTTCTGGTACTAACGAGGGATACCATGAAGTATGGTGGTTCTATCCTACAGCTAATAGCAATACAATTAACGCCTACGTTATCTACAATTACTTTGAGCAGGTTTGGTACTACGGGACGATGGATCGCACGGCTTGGTTAGATAGCCCATTGCGCCAGTACCCACAAGCAGTCGGTGCTAATTACATACTGAACCACGAGCAAGGTACCAATAATGATACGCTTCCAATGTCGGCATACATAACGTCTTCTGACTTTGATATTGAAGACGGCGAACATTTTATGCTGGTAAAGCGGATTATTCCCGACATTGATTTTGGTGGGTCTACCGCAGATGCCCCTACAGTTGCTATTACATTAACCCCGCATAACTATCCCGGTGCTGCTTATGAGATAGTTGCGCCAAAAAGTGTGGTAGAAACGTCATCAAATGTCTATACTGAGCAAGTATTTATACGGGTTAGAGCGCGCCAAATGGGGTTTAAAATAGAGTCAGATGCGCTGAATACTCAATGGCAGCTTGGCACCCCGCGTTTAGATGCTCGTGCAGACGGTAAGAGATAATTATGGGGCTTAAAAGATTTACATCCCCCGCTCTACCACTTGCTCCACAGGCATATGACAGGGAGTATTTGGATCAATTAGTACGGGTGCTTAACCTGTATTTTAAGCAGCTTGATTCTAGTTCTGGAATAGTTGTGGATAACTTATCTCTTAGTGTTAGGGAAGGGTCGGTAACAATACCAACTCAAGTTGACCTAGCAAATTTGCGTGTGGGTGATGTTTATATGGATACCACAGCAGGCAACGTATTAAAGGTGAAAACATGAACGGACTAGGCACACTACAAAACTACGTTACTGGCGGCCAAGTTACTCAAGCTTATAAAGAACTTTTAGGCCGGTTCCCGGATGCTGGTGGGCTTCAGTTTTACACCAATCCTAATCTTAGTTTAGCCGATCTAAAAGCACAGTTAGCTGGGTCCGAAGAAGGCCGGGCTTTTTTAGCTGCTCAAGCACCAACAGGTTCTGCCACTGCAATGCAGGGTAAAACTACCGCCGCACCCGGAACAGGTGGATCAGGCACCCCGCCACTAACTGTTGCTGATCTTTATACAAGATACCTTGGGCGTGAAGCTGATGAAGGTGGGTTAGCATCGTGGACAAAACAGTTTGGAAATGAAGTAGATGCGAACGAACTTGCTAAGTTTCTTGGCGCGGCTTCTACCAAGACCGAGATGGCAAACATTCCATTGCAGCAATTAAACACAAGCACAAATACAGGCGCTACAGGCGCTAATACAAATACCGGCGGAACCCCAGCGCTTACAGTTGCTGATCTTTATACAAAATACCTTGGGCGTGAGGCTGATGCGGGTGGATTGGCGTCGTGGACAAAACAGTTTGGTAATGAAGTAGATGCTACAGAGCTTGCTAAGTTTCTTAACTCAGCTTCTACTAAAAAAGAAATAGCTTCTAAAACTAGCACTACTGATTCTGGCGCAAACACCAACACCAATACCAATACCAATACCAACACTGGCGATACTGATATAGCTACCAATGTAAGTGATGTAGTAATTAATCCATCCCCTGAAGTTTCAGGGGACTACACCGGGTACACTGGCGCGGCTAAAGCGCGTGCGGATATTCAAAGCACATTTAAAAGTTATCTTGGCAGAGACCCGACTGAAAATGATATTGGGTTTTACCTTAATCAATTAACTAGCGGCGGAAAAACGCTTGCGCAACTACAGTCCGATATTAGCGGAACGCCAGAAGCAAAAAGCTGGTACGCAGCACAAAATCCAACTACAACGGACACAGGTGGAATAACTACCAATACAGGTGGAGCAACAACGCAAACTACTACTTCACCAAAAACATTAAGCAGAGATCAGATCAATCAACTGTACCTTCAGACACTTGGTCGTGCAGGTGATACGGGTGGGTTAGATTATTACCAAGGCCAAAACGTAACAAGGGATCAATTGGTTAACAGTATGTTAGGTAGCCAAGAGTACCGTGTGCCTACTGGCATTCAAGGAATTGCCCCACGTAGAGAAGCTGCAACGCTTCAAGGGCCTACAGACTTCGGTACGCCTGCATATATGGGCGGTGCGCCAATGACCCCTGTTACTGCAAAAGATTTAGGTACGAACTTCGCCGTGCCCGAAGATTATGCCGCAGTGTTTACACCAGAAACAACATACACAACACAAGACCCGATGCTAACAGAAGCGCCTGCTAGTACAGAAACTGCGGAGCCTCTTGCGGGTGGTGGATATATTGGCGAGAACCAAGACTATGCAGAGTACATGGCCGGTCAGGCCGAAGGTGGTTCAGTAAATATGGCTCGCGGTGGAAGTGTGCCCCAAGCACACGGCCTGCATGGACTTGCACAAAACATAGCCAGTAAAGGTCGTGGAGAAGACTCCATGCTGGTGCACATGACGCCCGAAGAAGTTGGTGGGCTGCGGTCTTTAGCGCTTGCACAGGGGCATGACATGCCTATCAATCCGCGTACGGGGTTGCCAGAAGCAGGGTGGTTTAGCAGCCTGTTTAAAAACATCATGAAGGTTGTGCCGTTTGTTCTGCCTTTTACGGGTATCGGAACACTGGCTTCCGCAGGGTTGTCTGGATTAGCAGGCGCTACAAGTGGCGGTGGGTTTAATCTTAAAAAAGGTTTGATGTCGGGCATTATGAGTTATGGCATCGGCAGTTTAGCGGAAGCCGCCAAAGGCGCAAGTGCCGCAGCAAATGCAGGGACTACCGCAACACAAGCAGCAAAGTCTTTAGTTGACCCGTCACAAATTGGTCAAGGATATGGTTCAATTGCTAAAGATTATATTGCGGCTAATACTGCCCCATTAGCAATTCAAGGTGCCGGCAGTGCTGCTAAAGCGGGTATGGATGCTACCTATCAAGGTGGGTCTCAGGCTGCCATGGAAGCTAGTAAAACAGCTGCCACTAATGCGGCGCAAAGTGGTATTGCCGGTGGGTATCAAGCGGCAGCGCCCGCCATTAACGCATTAGCAGGGCAGGCTTCAGCAGCAATACAACCCGCGGCAAGTGCTGCGTCACAGGCAATAGCAAACCCTAATCTAATTAACAGAGGGGTAGCGGCAGCATCTGACTTCGGTGGTAGAACGCTAGACGCAACCAGAAATATAGGAACATCCGCCTATAATTTAGCGACTGATCCTGCGGCACGAAAAACGTTTGCGGAAACAATGGCAAGAAATGCTGCTGAAGGGCCGAACTTAGGATTGCAAAACGCAATGACAGCTAGTGTAATAGGCGGTACGGGCGTTGCAGCAATAGACGCGGAAGAAAAATTTGCAAAAGAAGCGGCGGATATTAAGGCTGCTGAAGATGATAAAAACGAGCGCATGCGTCAGCGCGTTTATGAGATTATGCGCGGTAACCCGCTGCCACAAAACTACTCTATGGCCGGTGGTGGTTTAACTGCGCTGGCTAGGGGCGGCAGTAGTACAGTCCCCCGTATGTTAGATGGTCCCGGCGATGGCATGAGTGACAGCATCCCCGCTATGATTGGTAATAAACAACCAGCAAAATTGGCAGACGGTGAGTTTGTTATTCCTGCTGATGTTGTTTCCCATTTAGGTAACGGGTCGTCTAAGGCCGGCTCAAAACAACTTTACGCAATGATGGATCGAATTCGCAAGGCTCGTACTGGTAAAGCATCACAAGCGCCGCAAGTTCGTGCTACTAAACTAATGCCCGTATAAGGAAAGATCATGGCAACTTCTACAGTAACCACAGCAGGGGACATTCCTGATTGGATGCAGTCTTTTTATACCGGAACGCCAGCAGCGGGTGGTCAGCCTGCTATTCCGGGGCTACTTAATCGCGCTTACGCGGAGTCAGCTAAAGACTATTCAGCAGCCCATCCGGGACTAGAAGCGTCTGGCCTTGCGGGGCTTGGTGGTGTAGCAGGTATGTCTCAAGGGCAAACAATGGTAGGCCAAGAGTTGTTTGGCATGCAGACTCCGGGACAGTTCGGGTTAGGTACGCAAGCAGGCCAGAGCGCGGCTGGTACGTACGGCGGGTTGATGGGGCTACAAGGCCCCGGTGCGTTTACATCACAAGTCGCCCAGCAATACATGTCGCCATACCAGCAAAACGTAACTGACATTGCACAACGTAATGCTATTGCAGAAGCACAGAAAGCGCAGCTTAGTACTAACCTAGCTGCCGGTCGGCAAGGTACTTATGGCGGTGCGCGTCAGGCTTTGTTGCAAGGTGGCCGTGAAGCTGGCCTCCGCACTTCGTTGAGTGATATTGGCATCAAAGGGCTGCAAGACGCCTACCTTAATGCGCAGTCTCAGTTTGAACGTGATCGTGCTGCTGAGTTAGGACAGAATCAATTACGTCTGAACGCTGCGCAGGGTATGACTAGCCAAGCTGGCGTGTTTGGTAATCTTGGCACTGCACAACAAGCTGCGGACATTGATCGCTTGAAGACTACCGGCGCTTACGGCGATCTGCAACGCGGAATCCAACAGCAACAAATGGATGCAGAAGCCAAGTACCGGACAGATAAAGATTTGTTTGGTAAGCAACAGATTGGCTACATGTCTGACATTTTACGTGGTGTTCCTAGTACGGATACTACACAAACAACCACTACACCACCGCCTAGCTTTGCTTCTCAGTTAGGGGGCCTTGGTCTGACCGGGTTGAGCTTGTACAACATAATGAAATAGGCATAAGGACTCACCATGATTAACACTAATCAGATCGCCACGCAGTTAGCGCGCATGCCGGATCAGGCATTGCAACAGTTTGCGTTTATGCACAAAGACGACCCTTATAGCCTAGCAATGGCGCTGTCCGAGAGCAACCGCCGTAAAGAGATGCGCATGGGTGCGCAAGCAGTCGGTGGTCAACCGCAGCCTAAAGTTGTAGATCAGGCTATTCAAGAAATGGCACCGCCGCAAGTCAGCCGTCAGCTACCGGAAGAACAAGGCATCGGCGCTTTACCTGTGCCTAATATGCAGCGTATGGCGGATGGCGGTATTGTTGGATACGCTGGCGGTAAAGAAGTTAAGGCAGAAGACCCGCTTGCCCAGTACGAGCCAATGATTCGCGCAGAAGCTAAACGGCAAGGTATCGACCCTGAAGTGGCTATGCGTTTATTCCGTCAAGAATCTGGGGGAAATAAAAGCATCGTGTCGTCAAAAGGCGCGACAGGGCTTGGGCAGTTAATGGCCGCTGCTGCGGAAGAAATGGGCATAAAGCCAGAAGAACGCACAGACCCCGCTAAGAATATTCAAGCGTCTATCGGGTACTTTAAAAAGCAGCTTAATCGGTTTGGTACGTACGATAAAGCTGCCGCTGCGTATAACTGGGGTCCGGGCAATTTAGAAAAGCATATTGCCAAGAGCATTAAAAAGAACCAAGATTTCCGGGTAGGCTTACCAAGAGAAACCGCTAACTATTTGACCAGTGTAGTACCTGTGCCCTCCGCTCGTGCAGACGATGGTACTGCTGCGTCTTCTAAAAATAAACCTCCAGTAGTAGCTTCGCAACCCGCAACAACACCGCTAGGCGGCAGGGACGTTCCCGGCTCACCAGAAGCTATTGCGTATCAAGAACAGCTTAAAGCACAACGCGGTCCTGAGAAAAGCTATTTAAGGCAACGCGGCGAAGAGTTGTTAGGCGCGCCAGAAGCACTACTGTCTTTAGGATCAGGTGCGGCAGCTGTCATGGGTGCCGGCCAAGTACGTGCAGGCATTGATCGGTTGTTAGGCGGCAAAATGTCGGTAAACGAAGGTGTTGACCGGATGACGTTCTCCCCTCGTTCAGACGTAGGAAAAGAATCTTTAAGCCAAGCACATCGTGCGCTAGAAGATTTTAAAATCCCGCCGTTTATTCCCGGTGTTACTACTTCACGTTCTCGTCCGCGTTCTCCAGAAGCTGTTCGCGCTGCCGAAGCCGCGGCACAAAAAGCCGCTATTGCTACCGCTAAAGCCGATGCGGCACAAGCCAGCGCCGCTAGAAGATCAGGCCCCGCGCAAGGGGAGTTGTTTACAAAAGAACAGGCTCCTATTCCTAAGAAGCCTGCTGCTAAAACACCCTTAAACGAAGCGATGCAGAAAGCCGTAGAAGACAATCGTCGTGCGGAACAGATGTCTTTATTTACCGAAGCCGAGGCACCTGTGCCGTCTGCCCTAGACCGCGTGCTTAAAAAACGCGATCCTGCATTAGAAGCCGCGCAATCTGCCGCAGAAAAAAGGGCGCGTGGGGCGGAAGATGTTCGCAGCGCACGGGAAGCAGTGGAGAAACGCCAACAACTAGAAGCTAACAGAGAAGCGCTTAAAGCTAAAGAACGCGCCAAAAAAGCACAAGACGAAGCAGGCGCTAAAGACACGGAAGTTGTAAAAGAAAACATACTAGACGATATAGATAGACGTTACGATACGGAACAAGCTGCTCGCGTTGCTAGAGTACGTAGCGTTCTTCCGACCGCAGTGAGAGGTGCAAACGTTGAGCCTACTTATCCGGGCGTTACGTCGCAAGGGCCTTGGGAAGAAGACTTTACTGCACCAGAGACTAACTACCAGCCAGAAGCACCGGCAACCGCAGAAGTGCCGATTGAAGAACGCAGCCGCATGGAGCCAAAAGCGGAAGCCAAGAAAGGTTTTGGCTTCTCTGACGAAGATTTGCTGATGCTCGGCTTAACCATGATGTCCGGCGAATCTCCGTACGCCACACAAAACATAGGTAAAGCAGGTATTGCTACCTTGAGCGCAAAGAAAGAACGTGAAAAATATGCTGCGGAACAGGCGCAGCGCGATATTATGGGTCAGTACTATAAGACAATGACGAGCACGTTGGGTACAAGTCCTGAAGAGCGCATGATAGAGCGGATGCAAAAAGACCCTAGCTACGCTGCGGCCATAGAAAAGTACCAAAGTGCTAAGTGGGCACCTAGAACGGAAACCACCGAGCGCGATTTTATGAAACAATACGAGGCATTAACCAAAGCAAACCCGACATTTGGCATAGATAATCCTGATGCCGCGGTGTGGGTACAAAACCAAATGAGAACACGCGGGCTTACTGCGGGTGCAACGCCTAGCTTTACGTCCAGTTCTGCCAAATTTTTAGGATACGAATAATGCCTATTGCCCGCTTCCAGATGCCTGACGGCCGGATAGCTCGCTTCGAAGTACCAGAAGGGACTACGCCAGAACAAGCGCAAGCAATGATAGAGCAGGCAATGGCGGGGGTGCAGCAGGCGGCTCCTGCACGTAAAAAGGGATTTGGCGCTGCGGTAAGTCAAGGCTTAGAGTCGTTGCTGTCTAGTGGGCAGACCGCATTAGGCGCTTTAACAAGCACGCCCGAGGAAGAAGTTGCAGCCGCAGCACTACGCCGTAGTCAAGAACGTTCCGGTAAGTACGCAGAACAAACCGGGCTAGACTTACTTAAAAAAGTGTACGAAGAAAAAGGGCTTGTTGGCGGCGCTAAAGAAGTAGTACGACAAGTTCCTTTAGCTATTGCAGAACAAGCTCCTAATCTAGCGGCTATGTTTGGCGGTGCTCGTCTTGGCGCTATGGCTGGTTCGGTTGCGGGACCCGGCGGTGCCGTTATTGGCGGTATTGGTGGTGCGTTAATTCCTTCGGCAGTACAGCAGTTTGGTACCAACGTAGAACGCAGAGCCGCCGAAGGTTTGCCTGCGGACTTTAAAACTTCCGCCGCTACGGCCGTACCGCAAGCTGGGTTGGACGTTGCTGGCACATTGATTCCGTTTGGCGGCAAACTTGTCACTAAGCTGACGGGCATCCCGATGGGTGCGTTATTTGGTAAAACTGCCGCACAAGCAGAAAAGATTGCTAACGAGCGTTTGTTGGCCACGCTGGCTAAAGGTACTGCCACGGGCATGGCCGCCGAGATTCCTACAGAGATTGCCCAGCAGATGTTAGAGCGTGCGCAAGCTGGCCTGTCGTTGGCTTCGCCAGATGCGTTGGAAGAGTATGGCCGTACGGCATACCAAGTCGGGCTGTTAGGTCCTTTGGGTGCAGTAGGTCGTGTGTCTGAAAAGATGGGCGCTCAGGAAGATATTCTTCAACGCCAGAAGGATGCGCAAGCTGCCACCGTCGCAGCCCTTGCTAGTGCACCAGCGCCAGAAGTAGCTCCCGAACCAGCACCAGCCGAAGTAGCCCCATTACCGGCCGAAGCAGCACCTGCTGCTGAACCTTTGCCAACAGCCCTTGCACCGCTTACGCCTAAGACTGCACCTGCGGCTCCTGTTGAGTTAGCGCCTGCTGTTGAGCCTGTGTACACACCGCCTGCTGGGGACTTACCTAGCTTGATGGACCAGCACCGCACAATGGCGTTGAAGCTTGACCCGTTCGAGACACAACTGCAAGCGGCCGCTACTAAAGGTGATACCGCTGCCATCAATGCCCTCCTCCCACAGTACAACGAGCTCAAGACACAAGTTCAGCAGCTCGGTACGCACATTGAGAAGTTGGGTGGTACGACCGTTGACGCTGCCACATTCGAGACTACTTCCGCAGCAACCGTAACGGATATTGATAAAAAAATTGCCGCTGCACAAAAGAAACTGGCTGAAGCTGGTGCGCTTGGTGACTTCGAAGCTATGCCGAAGCTGGGTACCAAATTAGATACGCTTAAAGCGGAGCGAGACAAACTAACTGCGGATATTGAGTCTCGGCGTAGTGTGTTAGCCGAGCAGCAAAAGGGTCTGACGCAGCGTGGTGAGACACGCCCACTGTTTACAGAAGCCGAAGCACCGGAACCAACGCGTGAGCAACAACAGAAGTACGCTGAGTCTCGCGGAGAAGTCTTTGCGGAGAAGCCCGAACAAGCTGCCACTACAGAAGTTACTATTGCGCCTGAAAAAGAAACAGCCCCTACAGGTATGTACGACCTGTTCGGCGACTTCAATCTGCTGAACACGGCAATCAATGATCGTAACCCACAGGTGCTGGCTAACATGCACCGTGCTCGTCAACGCGCAGATCAAAAAGCCTTGGAAGCAAGAAAGCCTACGCGTACACCGCGTGAGCAGGTAGCAGAACTGTTAGGCCCTCAGATTGGCAAAATTATTCGTCGTGAGCGTAACTACGATGTGCGCGAGATTGAGACGGGTGAGCGTAAGGGGCAGGAGGTTTATGTCAGTGATGATATAGCCGCAGAGATTACACGTTTGCGTGATGTTGTTGAGAAACCTGTTGGTAACGCCAAGCGGTCTTTGTTGCAGCAACTGCATGATGAGTTTGATTTGCTGGAAAAACGTGACACTGCGTTACAAGAAGCTATTGCTGCCGGTGCATCAGAAGCTAAACTCACTACGTTGCGTAACCAAGTAGCTACAGCCCAAACACGATACGAAAAGAAACTAGCGCGTGTTGCGCCGTACCGTGCGAAGCTTGACGCTCAACTAGCCAAGCTATACAAAGAAACAGAAATACAAACGCCGCGTCAAAAAGAAGCGGAACTGCAAGCTTTGGGTACGTCTGCGCGTGCACTGTCACGCGAAGCAAAGCAAGCTAAGAAATCTACCAAGGCTGAGTTAGGTCTTAAAGCACAAGCGGAACTAGACGCCGTTCTTGACGATGTTGTGCGCGAAGTTGGCTACAAGACAGAAGAGTATCAAAAGCTGGTAGGACCGGCACAAAAGAAACTCAACGATAAAGTAGAGCTACTTAAAAAGTTTGTTGATACTAGCGTAGCTAAACTCGAAGCCTTAAAAGCAGAAAAAGGCGAGGACTCGAAAAAGTACAACACCGCCGTTACTAATTTTATCAAGCAGAAAAAAGATCGCACTCAAGTTGTAGATGCTTTTGCTAAGAGCGTGGCCGCAGACCTTGAAGCTAAAGCCAGAGCTATTGGTGCAGCCAGCCCTGCCCTTGCCGAAGCGCAAGAAAAAGCCAAGAAAGAATTCGCAAAACGCGAGAAGCCCGTAGCCGAGGCGCAAGAGCCTGTGTACCAACGCGGCACGCAAGCCACTCGTAAGATAGCTAAGTTAAGTGAGATACGTACAGAATCCCCAGAAAGTCGCGCTGAGACTGCGCGGGGACAAGAACGGTTTGAAAGCGGTTTAAGCGAACAAAAAGGTTCGGCGTATGATTACGCGCAACGCCAAGAAGCGTTAGACCGTACGCGTAAGGCACGGGAAGCCAAAGCTGCTAAAGGTACTGCCATGCAGGTGGCGATGACTAAGGCTGCACAAGAAAAAGTACTGAAAGAAGTAGCAAACCAAGACGTTGAAGAAAAGCGGTTTGCTATTGGTTCGGAAACAGAAAGTAAAGACTTGAGCAACGAGCAGGTCAAGCTGTTGGAAGATAACAAGCTGCAAGATGCGTACAAGTCAATTTCCGAAGACGACACAAACCAACCGTTAAACCGTGCTGTGTCTTTGGCGTTGGAAGTTTTTGCGGACAATACCACCGTTAAGCTACACGACAAGTTGTACGCTCCTGACGGACAAGAAGTGTTGGGCATGGCGACCAGCCGCGTAGTGGACTTGAGCCGTAACGGTGGACTGACGCAAGAAGTGTTGTTGCATGAAGGCACACACGCAGCAGTTGAGCGTGTCATCCAGATGGCGCAAGACGACATTACGTTGCTGAGTAAAGAGCAGCAGGCTGCGTACCGTGAACTGGAAGCGCTGTACAACTCGGCCAAGAAAGACCCGTCGATTACTAGCGCAAACGCTAAGAGTAACATTTCTGAGTTTGCTGCCGAAGTGCTGTCGAACGAGAATTTACAGAAACAACTTAAGCAGAAGAAGTGGCGCACGTCGGATGCGTTCCGTGGATTCGTTAGCATCATCTTAAAAATGATTGGTGTTACTAACGTCGATAACATGCTGGACGCATCAGTGTCCGCTGTAGAAGCGTTGATGATTTCTACTAGCTCCGCGCAGCCAGTAACGGAACAAGTACGCGCCAAACCTAAAGAAGATGTGGACGTTGGCGTTTACGAAAAAACAAAAGGTGACTTTGGATTTAAGTCTAAGACAGAGCCGGTAACTGTTGCGTCTTCGTTTGTTGCGTCCAAGCCGTCCTTTAAAGACGAGCTTATGGGTAACGTCATGGGCTTAACAGGGCGTGTGCAGTTTGTTGACCAGTACGCTGCGCTGTCTGCTGCGTTCAAACAAGGCGTTGCTGCTGAACAAATCTCGTCGCTCGAAGCCGAACAAGCTGAGTTCTATTTACGTTTTGGCCAACAGACCAGCCAGTTTGCGGGTCAGGCGCTGACCAACGGACCAGTAGAGTTACGCAAAGCCGAAGGTGGTGGGTACATCTACGCAAGCAAGCCCGGCGCTAACATGGTGCAGGTAGCCGAAGCAGTCAGTAAAGCTAACGTAGGCAACGACACGCAGACCGAAGCAATGTTCACCGCCTATCTGGCAGGTAAGCGTGCGGAAGTTGTGGGTTGGGATAAGCTGAACTTTGATAATCCGAAGCTGGCGCAAAAAGAATACAACGACGTATTAAATATTCTTAAAGCAGATAAGCAAGCAGACGCTGCCTTTAAGGAAGCTGCCGACATTTATCAGCAGTACAACAACGGCCAGCTTGATCTACTAGTGCAGACCGGATACATGTCTGAGAAGCTGGCGGCCGATCTCAAGAAGACGCCATATGTTCCGTTCTATCGCGCTAACCGTGACGGCAACGTGGAGCTAGTGATTGATAAAGAAAATATCGTCACGCTCTCCAACATCAAGGATGAGCCACAGCTTAAAGCGTTAGTCGGGGACAACACGCAGATTCAGCCGGTCTTTACTAGCGCTGTGCAAAACACGTTCATGATAACTAACATGGCGTTGCGCAACCAGATGATGAAAGACTCGTCGTTCTTGCTGAAGAAGATGGGTATTGCCAGCACGCTTAGTAAAGGCCCCGGCCCGGGCGGTCCTGATACTGTACGCTTTAAGATCAAGGGCGAAGATCACTTTGTGGTAATCGACACCGACATGTACGGCATCCCTGCCGACCTTATCATCAAGGGCATGGAAGGTATTAAGACTACGCTACCTGCGGTGTTCAAGCTGATGGGCATACCGGCTGACGTACTGCGTAAGTTTGTTACCCGTAACCCGGCGTATGCGATCAAGCAGGCGTTCCGTGACCCGTTGACTGCGTGGATGACTACAGGTACTGACGGTGTGCCTGTGCTCAACTCGTTTAAAGAACTGAGTAAGATGATGGCCGGCCGCAGCGAAGAACAAGCTAAGTTGATGGCCTCGGGCGCGATCAGCAGCAACGTGTTTAGCGGTGACGAGCGCGACATGTCGAAGTTCCTGAAAGACTTGTCGGTAGGCAAGATGGGTTGGGACAAAACGATGGCCAAGCTTGACGCCTTCGCTATGCAAGGTGATGCAGCTACGCGTGCGGTTGTGTACAAGGACTCGCTCAATAAGGGAATGTCCGAGATGCAGGCGCTCTTGCGTACGCTTGAGTCAATGAACTTTAGCCGCCGGGGACTCTCCCCTAGCATGCAGGTACTATCAACAATTATCCCGTTCTTTAATGCACAGATTCAGGGTCTCGACGTTTTGTATCGCGCATTCACTAACCAGATGCCGCATAGCGAACAGCTAAAGATTAGGCAGAAAATGTTGGTGCGCGGCCTGATGTTAGCCGCCGGTACGATGGCCTACGCTGCGATGATGCAGGATGATGAAGCCTACAAACGCGCCAAGCCTGAAGAACGTCTGGCCAACTGGTTTGTGTACATCCCGGGCGTGGATGAGCCGATGCGTGTACCTATTCCGTTCGAGATGGGGTACTTGTTTAAGGCGTTGCCGGAAGCAATATTCAATATGGCGGCTGATGATGAGCGCTCATCTGACATCACTAAGGGTATGGGCAAATTGCTGGCGCTGTCCAACCCGTTCGCGTTGCCGCAAGCAGTTAAGCCGTTGACTGAAGTGGTGCTGGGCAGGTCGTTCTTTAGTGGGGATATTGAGTCGTCGCGGGAGCAACAGACTATGCTGCCGACCGAACGCTACAGAGATTCGACCACCGAGTTTGCCAAGCTGCTCGGTAGTGCTACGGGGGACGCTGGCTTAACGCCAATTAAGATTGACTACTTGATGCGTGGGTACATGGGCGGCTTGGGTCTTGCGCTGGTGTCGCTGGCCAATCCTATCCTGAACATGGAAGGCAAAGCAGAAGTTGCCGACCCGACTAAGAAGATCAGCAAGATGCCGTTCATTGGCGGTATGTTCCAGCCTATCGAGGGACGCGGTACGTTAGACGCAGCCTATGAGCGTATGCAGGAAATACAGCAAACAAAGGGTTCGTTTAACAAGCTGATCGAAGAAGGCAAGAAGGACGAAGCTAAAGCCTTTGCTCTCGAGAACATCGACAAAATATCTGGGGCGTCGATGTCTGGCAGTGTGCAGAAGCAGCTAGGCGAGTTGGCCAAGTATCGGCGTCAGATCATTGCATCCCCGCGCTTAACTACCGAGCAGAAGGATACGTTGCTGGAGAAGCTAGATTCCGCACAGGTTAAGATAGCGCGGAACTTTATAACTGTAACCGATAGAACCACACGCCAATAAGACCCTTGCTAACGCCCGCCACTGCGCGGGCGTTATGCACATCAAGCCGCATAGCTTGAATCAACCCTTCTTGCCTAACGGTTTGGGTATCAAGGCAGGGGACAAAGAACCCCTGCCCTTTCTTCAGCTTATTCCACGGATAGTGTACTTGCAAGCTCGTCATCTTCTACCTTGCGCGTTATCTTAATCACTGGCACACGCATCTGTGGTCCTTTCGTCTTGGCCATCATGTCCTTCTTGGGTAGGTACGTGACCATGAACAGCGCTTCTAGTTGCCGTTTAAAGTCAGAATAACCGAAGCTCATGGATGAACAGAACGATTTAAGCAGCCGCTCCTCGATGTAGTAGTCGATGTGGTCTGGCACTACGCCGTGCTCCACCCGCCCCATAACATGCGAACGTGTAGTCGATGCGTCGATAGCTCCACCGTTGCCCATCTCGGCCAGTATGCCGCCTGATGCGCCGAACTTAACTACGATGAAGTTGCCGTAGAACTCGCGTGTAAATGAGTTTAGTATGTCCTCTGCGCTGCGGCTGCTGGACTTGATGTTGCTACGCATGTAGCCAACTGTCTTTTTAAAGTACGACAAGATAGCTTCGAGCGGGAAGTCCACCACACCGGCATGCGCCGAGTTCATAACGATACCTACCGCCATACATGCGCCGATACCTGCCATCCAGAAACGCTCGTCATTCGTAGCAGCGAAATCCTTGTACGTGTTTCGGACAACCTCTGGCACCATCGTTTTTAAGAACGATACATTCTTGGCCATGTAGTCAGCCAACAGGTGACCGGCAACCGCATAGTTGCGCGCTAGGGACTTGATGATCTCGATCTCGTGCGGCTCCCACGACAGGTCTTGGTCCATGATGAACTCTAAGAGACGGCGCAGTTCACCTTCTGACGCATGCTTACGGCCGCCGGTCAGGTAGTCCACAACGTGTGTGTTCGACGACATAATCGCTACCGTCATCCACGTAGATAAGTTCATCCGTTCCTTGTTGGAGCCGGACTCCATACGCTCTTTACCACGGCCTTCTGTCATGTCGAGCAGGAACGCAGGGAACCATTCGAAATCTGCCCGGTTCTTGCTGGTGATCTCGTCAGTAATCAACGGGAAGCTATTGAGCAGACCAAGGCGCTGCTGCATGGCAACGGGAGATGTGCCCTTACCTGTGCGGTAGTGAACCGGATGACCCCAGACAGAAGCCGCACCTTCGAGCGCTAATGATTTACCTGTGCCTGATTCGGTTGAGCCGCAGTGATACGTCATGCCGTAGATACCTGTGAAGCGCATGAGCGGCGCAGAAGCGCCAGCCAGAATGATGGCCAGATGCCCGTACAACTTCTTACGTATCAGTAGGTTGATGAACTCACGCCATGCCTCGATGCTGCCGGTAGGCTGCGAGTTGGACACGATATTCTCAAGCCCCGGCATCGGCACTTCCACCGGCAGACCAGTTGAATATATCTTGCCAGCAAACACGAACGTGTCGTTGTCTTGCCAGCCGCAGTTAGATGGTACGCGCAGCGGTGCTTTTTCTGTGCTCATTTTTTCCACGCAAGCCCTAATGTAATCGAACAGGTTCTTGTCATTGCCAGAACCAAAAGCAGCAATAATGTTTTGTTGTGCTAAGTGCTTAACTGTTTCGTCCTTACTGACTACTGCCTTCTGTGGCAGCGTCACGGTCTGAGCGCCATCCTTACGCAACGCCAGCATGTGTATCGTGTGTTCGCCAGCATTGTTCAAGATGTCCACAGGGAACAGGTCGTATGGCAGCAACTGAATCTGACGCGTGATCTTCTTGCCCTCTGCGTCTTCATCTTGGCGCTCCATGAATATGCCGCCGTGTGTACCGTACGCATAACCGCGTGGTGACTCAGGGCGTAACACCTTGCGTACTTCCTCGGATGTCGGGGACGCAATGACCTCAACTACTTTCTCCGATGTATCGACCGTCGTTACACGCCCGAGTGCTAACGGATTAGTAATCTTGCCCCAGTGCTTGCACGATGTGCACACGCCGGGATTCTCGCTGTCGAACTTAACGCATGGGTACGGGCCCTTGATCTCAGCTAACTTAGTACGCATCCGATCTTCTGTGTACGGGTGCAACTCTGTGAGCCAGACAACAGCGCGGTCACCATCGGAACACTTCTGCGCCAAGCTCATCATCCCGCGCCACAACGGCTCCATCCCATCTTCGGTTGCGTTCTCTACGTAGTACTGTAGTTGTGCGCAGCCACGCCCTTCTTGCGTCTCTTTGTAAATCTTGCCGAACTCGGTCGCAGTATTCTCGAACAACTTAACTGCCGTAGTGGTAGCAGCAGTCGGTCGAGTGCCGGGTAACGTGAGGCTTGTGCTCGGCGTAGCTTTAACCGCTAACGGCGTACTGGTCAGCATGCTGGCAATATGCTTGGCCATCGTCTCAAAATCAAACGTATCGCCTTCAGCAACAATCTTTACCGGCCGTGGCTTGTCGTACTTCTTCTTAAAGTTAGTCGTGCTAGGTATGCGTAATACCCGCGCTGCATCGGCTGTCACCGTGTAGTCAATGACCAGACGTTGCTGTGCACACAAACGCTTTAGGTTCTCGGCTGCTGGTTTCCAATCAGCAATCTCTACGTCTTGCTCAAACGGCCAGTAGCAATGCAGCCCACCACCGGACGAGATGACGTAAGGCGAACCAAACAAGTCCAGACCTGTCTCAGCTAAGAAGCCAGCCAATGCAGTAGCCGCCGCCTTACGCGTAGCGTAGCCGTCCATGTCGATAAAGAAAGAACGAATGTAGCGAGCGTTAGCTGCGATGCGCCGATCCTTGTTGCCCTTCATCAAAGCAACCTTCTCATCGAAGGAAGCCAAGCCGAAGTAAACGTCGCACTCGTTGCTAACCCAAGTGTCTACCGTCGGGTAAAATTCGGCCACATCTTCTACAAAGACATGATCTTTCTTCTTAGTTAATTCTGCCGCGCAGTAATATCCGTGACCCGGAGACGGCAAAACAACCGCTAGAAATTCAAGCGGAGTCATAAAATCCTCGGGGTTAAGTTACTCGAACAGTTCTAACTGTGTATCGCAAAGCGGTGGGTAGATAGCGCCAATAGAACGTGCATACCGATTCAGAAGTTCAAGCTGGAAGGAAGTAGGCAGCCCACGCTGATGGTCCCACTCGGTCTCGCACAGACGGATGAACTCTTGTTTCGTTAAGGCTTGAGGTTGTATTCCTGACATATCTTTCTCCATGCTTCGTCAGCCGTCTTAGCGTGCTGCATTATTTTTAAAAGAAGTTCCACGCGATCTTGGTACGCTACGAAAACGTCCTTGCCTGCAAACCAGTTGTAAACAGTCTGTCGGGTAACGCCTAACGCATACGCAATCTTGGTCACGGGGAAATTAAGATGCACTGCCCAACGCCCTAGCCGGTTGCCCGGCGTCTTAGGGGATGCGGCAACAAGATCAATAATTCGTTGTGAGTAGGCCATTATGTTTTATGTTAGGTGGGGTACTCGCTGCACCTTTCGGCATCCGCTTTCCCCCGTGAGAGTTACTCGTCGTCCCAGTCGGCTACGATGTCGGCAAGGTTGCCTTTCTTGGCTGGTACGGCGGACGCTTTAGAAGCTGGCTTGCGAACTTCTGGCTCCTCGTCGTCAGCAGTTTCTTCTACTGGCGCGGCTTTAGCTTTCGGTGCAGCCTTGGCTTTCGGTGCTGGTGCATCTTCTTCGTCGGCCACCACAGGGGCTTTACCCGGTAACGCTAACGCAGGCTTACTCTTAACACCATCCATCTGTGCCACAGTCATCACGACTGCGCGGCTGGCATCGGCAGAGTCAGCTTGGTTCTTAACAATATCGTACTCGGCATCGGTCAACCAACGCATAGGCTGGAAGTGCAGCTTCGGTGACTCGGCCTTAGTATCAAAGCGCATACGGGTGACGATCTGCTCTGGATTGATCGGTGGGTTCTGCAATGCCAGATAGCGAGCGTATGCTTGCAGTGGGCGCTTGTCGCCTTCTTCCTTACCGAACACAGACGTAGCTGGCAGGGTCAACTGCAACACATCGCCGGTAGGATTGTTCTCAAGCACCACGGCCAGACGTTGTTGATAACGGCATGCGCGGCTATTGCCTTGGCCTGAACCAGCAATGTTCTGTGGGCACGACATGCAGGTTTCAGCTTGCTTGCCGGTAGCGGTAGCGTCTGGGCGCTCGCCATCATTCGACCAGCAGTCAGGACCAGAGATAGCCTCGGCATCATACGACTTAGCGTAGAACACGCGGCTGACTTTGGAAGCAGCCTTAACAATAATAACGTCAAGGTGGCGCTCATCAACGGTCGCCAGTTCTTTACCGCCAGCGATCAGACGGAACACACCGCCCTTAATCGAGATACGCTTGACGCTGTTGCCTACACCACCGCCGGTCAGGGCGCGTGCTGTATCGGAGAGTTCGTTGTTGCGAGCGAAGGCGGGTACCGACGCTGGATTGAAAGCCATAATATTGGACATAGTATTTATCTCACTTAGTGGTGGTTGGTTTTGTTACGCGGATGTCGAACTCCGTAGTGGAGTTCAGTCCGGGGGGCACAAGCCCGGGGTTTTCTTGCAAGAAGTTGTGCATGTTGGTCTGTGCGATGCGCTTCTCTAACAGATCGACGACATCGTTGGCCACAATAAACTTCTTAAAAGAATCCCAGTCTTGCGTGTTGTACCGTGTCTTTGTTGCCAGCGACACAGTTCCAAAATCTGTACGTACGGACGAAACGCCTAACGCCTTCATCTGGTCTTTCATTGCGAACTTAACTTGCTCTTGCATAGCCTTCAGTTCTTCTAGCTTGGTGTCGTACTCTTGCGTGAGTAAATCGACCTTTGCTTTGATCTTCCGGTACACCTTGGCAAGCTGATCTAACGGCACTATTTCATCAGTCATTTGCTTCTCCTAATTATTTTGTGTGTCAAGGATTAGACATACTACATAGATTTTTTACGATTGCAAACCCCTTTTATAAATTAATTTCTGCTTCAAACATGCTAGTTAGCAAAGCGTTATCAGCTACCTTGCCCTCCAGCGCCTTAAACATTTTCTTTTCGATAGGACTACCTTGGATGTGAATGACCGTCACCTTGTCGGAGTTCTGCCCCTTGCGATCAGCACGAGCGATGCACTGGATATACTGCTCAACAGACATCAATGGACCAAAGAACACCACTGTGTCAGCCGCAGTCAACGTGATGCCATGCGCCGATGCTTGGGGCTGCATAACTAAAACACGCGGGTTAGGCTCAGACTGAAAGCGTCGGATGGTGTCAGCGCGTTTGCTCGGTGAGATGTCGCCGTGTATGCACTCGGTCTCGATATTCTTTTTTAACAAGTGCGCATGGATAGCGTCGATGGTGCTGCGAAATAAAGCAAAGATAATTACCTTGCGGCTAGTCTCTTCCAAAATTTCTTCAAGCACACCGAGCCGTGGTGCTGCGTCGAACTCCACTACTTCCTTGTCATCTGTGTATGCTGCGCCGCAAGATATTTGCAATAGCTTTGATACGGCAGCCGCTGCGTTGATGGCGGTAATTGTTTCGCCAGCAGCTTGCATGACCATGCGTTCTTTCAGCAGGTTGTAGTACTTGGCTTGCTGCGGAGTCAACGGTACCTCGCGCACCATCGTCAGCACTGGTGGCAGATCAAGACACTCAGCCTTAGTGAACCGGATGGCTGGCTGTAGTGCATCGAACACTAGCTGCGGTGCTGTCGGCTTCGGAGCCCACTTAAACTGTGTGACCTTGTTCATCACTGAGTCACGCCAGCCTGTAAAGAACTTCGGCACGCCATCAGGATTAACCAGCTTGGCCAGACCGTATGCGTCAGCAGGTGACTGCGATGCAGGTGTGCCCGTCATCATCCAGAGATGTGTCTTAGCGTTGAGGATGTACTTGAGCGCCTTCCACCGGCGGGTGGTCATCGTCTTGTATGCGTTGGCCTCATCGACGATCACTAGGTCGAACCTGCCATCGTTAACGATCTCGTCTGCGATTAAGTTGAGCCCGTCATAGTTAGCGATGACAAACTCATAGTCTTGCTGCACCATCTCGATACGACGACTAGCTTGAGTATGGTGCGCCACGATGGCCGAGCGATGAATGATACTGTTGTTCAAGTCACCTAGCCACGCGCTCTGCATGATCGACAAGGGGCACAGAATAAGACAACGACGCACATCCCCACGCTGCATCAAATAGTCAGCAGCCCATAGCGCGGAGAGTGTCTTGCCTGTACCGGGCTCGGAGAATACAAACGCTTTCTTGTGCATCGTTAAGAACGCAGCGGTGTCGATCTGATGCGCCATCGGTTTGTACTTACCCGGCCAGTTATAGCGTGTGAGGATAGGCGACGGGACATCTTTAACACCGAGGTTCTTTAGTACGCGGCACTCATCTAGTCCGAAGTAAACAGCGATCTCATACGTGCCATCTTCTTCGGACATGATCTTGTGCTTCGGGATGATGCTGTACTTCTGTGGGTTGCGAGTGCGAAACAGCAACGCCTTGTTATCAATGATCTGCATTTACTTCTCCTGTTTTTTGGCGGCTTCTTGTCCGGCCTTAAATGCTGCATCCCATACAAACTTAGCAGCGTTAGGTCCGAGTACTCTGCGCTCTACAATCGTCAAGGACTTCCACCACTCTTGAAACTCTTTACTCATTTATTATCTCCACGGTTTGCTTTGACGCTGCGCATGCGCAAGTTACCTTTGGTTGATGTGCCACCGCTGCGCAGTGGTGTGATGTGGTCTACGTCTTTACCGTCGCCCTTGGTAGCAGCGCCGGTCTTTTCCATAATGCGCCTAGCCTTAACTCTCTCTGCGCGTTTCTTAACTTGCTCGGGTTTGCCGTGGTATTCGGCATACTCTTTTTTATAGTCTCGTTTGTTTGTCATGTCGTGCCTACCTTATGTAGTGGGGTGAGATTGTCTGTACTGCATATGGTTTGTTGTAGTGCCTTGTATCCGGGTCATTTGGATGAAACGGCGTAAACTGTTTTAACGCCTCGCTGCCGCTGTTAGCCACCACAACAGTTACTTTAATTGGCAATCGGTTACGCCATTCTTTACGCGGTGTGTGAATACACAAGTAAGAAAACATAGCTAACTCCTTGGGTGATGTTCACAGGTTACAACTGGGCACCACGGGCATAGGGGTGATGGTTTAGGATTCCACACGCCTGTCTCATGCGCCTGCTCGATACGTGCTATGCGTTGACGGTACTCCCACCATGCAGCAGGTGCTTCGTCTACGGACATGCTGATCTTCACCATGTCGTTCTTAACTACAAACAACAGCGCTGCATTAACTTTCCGAATGTGTGGGAAGTGTGCGAACACCATGAGCGCCATTAACTTTAGCTGCTCGCGGTCAGGGTACTTGTTGTTCCCTGTCTTGTAGTCCACCACCCACGCTGTCAGATTGTCGTCGTCAACGATAAGTAAATCTGCGATACCTCTGACCCACACTTCAGGTCCGACCCAACCGCACGGTGCGAGGTCTGTTGTTAACGCCATCTGGTACTCGCACATCTTGCGTCCGGGCTTTTTCTTTAAAGCATCGAGCGTTGTTTGTATGTAGCTGAACTGCTCCGGCAACGGCACGTCGTCCTTGATGTGATCTTCCGCAGCCTTGTGTAGCTGTGTGCCGTAGCGTGTTGCTTCTGTTTCGGTGAACGTGTACTTCTTTAAGACCCTGACTTCTTGATACTTGCGAGAGCAACTCTCGTAATCTTTTAGTGCGCTGTGTGACCAGACAACTTTAGCCATTAGAGGGCTCCATTTTTTCGCAGCAACGAATGACTGCCATACCTATGTGTCCCATGTAACCACCGCAAAGGGAACTCTCACTTCGTGTGTAGCAAGAAATTTCTCCTTTGTGTGGGCAATCTTCCGCATGCAAGGGGAGTGCGCCGTCTGTACAACCGGGATACGGTTTAATCGCTACCGCCCTAAACCGCAGGAGTTCTACTTGGCCTGAATCTTCGTTGTAGTATGTTTCGGTAATCATTATTTAAACCTCGCTGAGTCTATCGCTTTGGATAGGCGGTTAGCAAACTCGGTAACAAACTGCTCATCGGCATTGAGTCTGTCACGCCCCATGTCGAACAGTATTGCGTGCGTTACTTCGTGCCAGAACGAATCTCTGATGTCGCACTCTTTGTATGGCTTGCCTGTGATGTTGCTGCGCTTGCCTACTTTAATCTGTTGCTCTGGGTAGTATGTCTTGCCCATGTGTCTGCGCTCAAGCATAGCCTCGACAACTTCTACCGAGTACCACTTGCGCCCTACCCTGATGCGGGTAGGTAACGCTGGTTCTTTTTTAAGGTTTGGCATCGAGAGTCTCCATTAGTTTAGTCAGCTTAATTTCTAAGAACGTAATAACACCGCGCTGTTCATGCAGTTGTATTTGCTGCCTCTTGTTAGCTTCAACGGCTTTCGTAAACTCCGTGTCTAGATGTCTGTATTTCATACTTACGGTGTTGTACTGCTCAACAAGCGTTGAGTTGTTTGCTGCGCACACTTTGTATTTTGCATTGAGTGCGGTGTATAGTTTTTTATAGTCTTTTACAGCCATTTGCTTCTCCTTAGTTTTTAGCTAGTCCGTACCTACGGTGTGCGCCACCGTCAGCGTTCAGCGGGATGCCCGGCATATACCGTGGCTCCATAGTCATCTGCGCCAAGACCCAAGTCTTAGCTTCATCTACTTCGGCGTCTGGCACTACCACCAACTGTTCATCATGGACTGTGCCTACTACTGGGTATCTCGCCGCAGTACGTAGCATGCCGTCAGTCATAACGATACGCGCAACACCCTGTGTCACGTTGTTGGTTACTTTTCCTGCATAGAGTTTGGTAGCGTCTGGCCCGTACACCCACTGGCTCTTACCCGACTCTTTATCTTTCACTAATCTAAGATCAGGATACAACAACTTCATGCCGTTGGGTAGCTCAATCTCATTCTTGCGAAAAACCAAACATTTGTACGTGAACTCCTCGCCGCCGAACAGTGACTTACCGATAAGCTGGTCGCACATACTCCAGAAGCTAACTACTGGGTGGGCAGTGGCGCGGTAGATGTCGATGATCTTCTTGGCCGTCACGCAGTGCACCAGTAACTCCTTGGCGGTACAGGTGTGGGGTATGTCCTCCATCTTGAGCACGTTGTCGTCCCAGTTAAGGAACCGCTCTAAGTACGCGCCGTCTACGCCTAGCTGCTTGGCATCTCCCTTACCGTAGCGTAGCGGTGGTGCACCCAGAAACCCGACCAACAACTGCGACGCGAACGATGCCCAGCCGAGCCCATAACCTGCGCCTAGTAGTGCTGACTTGGCTGACTGCCGGTGAATAGGGTGGCTGTCTTTAGTGAGACCGGGTATGTTAAACATCTGTGCCCCGAAGGCAGCATACGGGTCGCCTCCGGCTCTGAAGATGTCCAGCATTTCATCGTAGTCCGACAGCCACGCCAGTACACGCGGTTCGATCTGGCTCAAGTCCCCAACGACGAGTTGGTGTCCTTCGGGGGCCATGATTGCCTTCCGTAGAAACGATCCACGCTTGAGGTTCTGCATGTTGATGGCGCTACCTTTAGCGGCTGACCATCGTCCCGACTTGGCTCCGTAATATGAAAGCGGTACGGGGAGGGTGCCTCGCCCACTGATGTCCAAGAAGCGTTGCGCCCGTGTTCGCTCGGTGGTTGATTTAACTGCGAGTCGTGCTTCACACAGTAGTGCCACGTCCTCTCGTTCACCGTTAAGCAGCGCTTGAAACAACGCGTCGTTCTTTGCCAGAGCGAGAGCTTCTTTGCCCGTCGTCTTACTCGTCTTGTAAGGAACTGCGCATCCCATGCTAGCCAAGATAGCCGCAAACTTAGGGTTACTCGCCAGTGCTGCATCGTCCACACCAAGCCTCGCCAATAGTGCTTCACGTTTTTCCTTTTCGTCTTTGATTGCTGCGTCCAGTAACGGGGCGTCCAACAGCAGCGTTGGGCGAGTGAACATCTTTAATGTCATGTCGATTAAGCGTAGCTCCTTGGCAGGGTAGCCTTGTATCAAGCGTGAGAATATCTCCTCGCACAAGAACACATCGTGCTTGCAGTAGTCGGCTAGCTCTTGCTCGATCTCCGGCGTTAGCTCGGTTAGTCCGTCAGTGCTGTGTACTGCTTGGCCTTTAGGTGGTAGCCCGAAGTCCTGCGCTAACTTCATCAACGAGTTACCGACCTCGACACCACGAAGCGCACGAGCCATAGATAGAGAATCAAATATAAAAACAGGATGGGCGTTATACACCCACTCAAGAATAGCAACGTCGAACTGAGCGTTGTGCGCAAGCACCGCCGTATTCTCCCAGTCGAAGGAGTTGAATATGCGCGGTAGTTCCTCGTAGCTGTACCATTGGGTGATCTTCTCACTGCCATATTCGTGCATGCAGCAGCCAAACGCTTTGAATCGCGGGTCACGTATATACTCCTCAGTAGTCATCTTGCTTAGTGTGTAGTCTGATTTTGCCCATCGTGTTTCAAAGTCGATGGTGACTATTCTTTTATATGGTGCGCTCAATTAAACTTCTCCTTTTCTGGTGCATCTACTACATTCAAAGCAAGCATACAAGCACGCGCAGCGTCAACGAGTCGTGCTGCGTCCATGTCGGTGCAGTTAATCATAATTACTTCTGTGACTTTGCTATCGACAGGGGCATACATAATTACTGCTTGCCCGTCTTCATCTCCGTAACAACTAACCAGCGTAGCTAAAACAAATTGCAGATGTCCTCTAGCGTCTTCATCTAGTTCCGCAATGCGTAAGGCTAGGTCGAACGGGTCGTGTGCAGTTGGCATAATAGTTCTCGCAGTTCATCAAGATTGTTTTCGTTAGCCACAAAGGTAAAGCCACCAGCCTTGCGTATGTTATCAAGCTCTCTGTCTTGTAACGCAGTCGTTTTATTCTTACCTGCTTTGCACTCGATTGCAATGAACAAACCGAGCGAGCAACCAATAATGTCGGGTATACCTGAACGACCGAAGCCGCCCATCACAGGAAAGAAATAGTACGCGTCCATCTCCTTCAACATCTTTACTACGCTGGCCTTAACCTTGGCCTCTGGCGTCATGTCTGTGCACCATGCAGTACGTTGGTCAGTGCCATCATTTTCTTTTTGTTGCGATACCGTTCAGTGCGTTCAGCATCGGTCATGCGGTGGCGGGGTTTATCTTTGCCCTTACCGAACTTATATATCTGCGTGCAGTCACGCCCCTTCACGTCCTTCTCCCACCCGCACACATGCACTAGCTTGTACTTATTAAAGCACCGCATCAAGCGCTGCGCTGTCACTAGGTGTATACCTGTCTCCTCGACCAGATCGTGCGTAGTGCAGGGCTCGGTGGTCAGCATCACAAAGATGCGTGCGTACATGTTCTGGTTTAGCTTTCGTTGTTCAGCCATTGTTGTTCTCCTTGGGTGTGCATGTGTGTGCGTCGGCGGGGTTAGGCTTACCGCAGCGTGGGCATGTCGAGCCAAATATTTTATCGAAGTTCTCGCGGAACTTGTCTGTTATTTCTTTAGTCTTAATAGCGTCGCCTGTTATGTCGTTATGCGTCGTCATCCTTTTTCCTTACAATTAATTTATTATGCTTTACAATAAATGTACTAGGTTGTCCCTTGGTCTGGCGGCCTAGTGGTCACAGGGAAACCGGCCTGAAGCTAGGCCGTTAGTACCCGTCATAGGTTGTAGTCTGTACTTGCACCTTCGATGGTGACGCGCCAAACAAGAAAGTTGTGTTCCTTGCCGCGCTCCTGTAGCCACGCACAGAACTCTTTAACAAGCATGTCAGTCGGCAGTGGTGTGAACGATGCTACCTTTGCTGTGAATTGAATGTCTTCCGTTACTGCGTGTACTCTACTCATGTGTTCTTCTCCTTTAGCTTGGCTTCGATGGCTCGAACTGTGTCCACCCAACCCGGTGGTAGTCTGACCGCTCCCGGCAACAGTGACATAACTTCCTCATCCGTCAGCCCTACCCATTCTTTCTGAACTACACTTAAAAGATATTCAATGCACTCCGCCGCATGTTCTGCTCGGTTTGCGCGTGTCTTATCTCTAAGTTGCTCGGCATATGATTTGCAGTATTCAACACCCCAGTTCGGGTACATACCAAACGTGGTCATTTCTGGATCGCTCATGTCGGCTTCCTTTCCCCTGTTTCAAACGCCTCTCTATTGTCTGCGCTGTTGTGCGTAACTAAGTTCAACTCCTCGTCAACTCTTGGGTTGCACCAACACGTTGCTTCTCCTACATGCTCCCGAAGATCGTTTAACGGAACCACATGAGTTGAAGCCCCGTTCTTCTGCATTATGTTTGTCCATACTTGCCACGTCATGTGTTCTTCTCCTTTGTTTTATCTAGCATTGCACGTAGCTTGCCTTCAAAGTCTGAGGATCTCGCAGGCCACAGAAACTTGCGCTGGTCGATTGTCATGTCATTCCCATACATCATCGCTTTAACAAGTTTTGGTGTCATCGCTGTGTACTGCTTAGGGTTCGGTTGATCTGGGCAGATCGTTATTGTGTACGGTAATTTAGCCATTGTTCTTCTCCTTTAGCTTGGCTTCGATGTCGTCATAAAATTCTCTTCCAGATAACCCGCCATGAAAATGAAACTCTGCTATCTCTTCAAGTTCGTCTGTTGTTAATCCTACCCATTCGCGCTGTGGTGGGGCGGTGTAGAGTGGTATGCAGTCCGTTTTGTCGCTTACTAAAACTGGGCGCTGCTTAACAACCAAATCGCCACAATCAATCAATGGAGTGCCATCAAGTTCTGTCAACATCCACGCCACCGGCTTCGGTTCAGGCTGCGCTAGTGCTGCGCGTAGTGCTTCGATTGCTTTATCGCTTTCATCGGTTCGCCAATTTCCCTGCAACGCATCCAACGCCTCTTGCATCAAGTCTCTGTCAGTCATCCGTTCTTCTCCTTTAGCTTGGCTTCTAATATTCGGTACATACCCAAAGTATTAATCCCACCCATTGTTTGAACTTTAAGTTCAAAATGCAAAGCATGAAGCTCATCATCAGTCAGCCCTACCCATTCGCGCTGTGGCGGGGCGGTGTAAAGTGGCTTAAATTTATCCTGCGGCAGGTCAGTCAAGTGGTCTACATAGCACCACATATTTCTATCGTGGAATCGCCACGCCACCGGTTCCGGTTCAGGCTTCACGTTCTCACGCTCGCACCCTGATTTCTTGCAGAACCCGCCGCAACTTGAACATTGTCTATCCATTGTTCTTCTCCTTTAGCTTGGCTTCGATGTCATGGGCATAATCTAAAGTATTAAAAAAATAGTTCGTAACGCGTTTTTCTGCCATCAATTCATATTCATTATCAGTCAGCCCAACCCATTCGCGCTTTGGCGGCGCTACAATTTCCGACGAATCACGTATTGAATCTATAATAACTTTGTTAATGCCCACCGGCTCCTGCTCTGGCTGCGCTAGTCGAGCTTCGAGTTCCTCAATCCGCTTTGCCATGCGCTGCTGCTCTTCAACCATGACTGCCATTGCGTCCCAATCTGGATTAAAGTCGTTCTCAGGCTGCGCTAGTCTGGCGCGTAGTGCTTCGATTGCTTTATCGCTTTCATCGGTTCGCCAATTTCCCTGCAACGCATCCAACGCCTGCTGCAATAGTTCTCTGTCGTTATTCATCAATGCACCTCAAACCATTTAGTAGGTTTGTTTTCCACCCAAAACGGGTTTACGCGAAACGTAACCCACGGACGATCAGGCCCAATTTGTAAATGCCGCGCACCAAAGCGCCAATTAATCCACAGGCTGCTCATTCTTTCCCCTCCGATTGGTTGTTATTCATACCTGCCCCCTTGCGCGGATTTCCCTTGCACACCTTTTTGCATCTAACCACCCATAGTCATACATCAGTTCACATACCTCAGCACACGCCTCGCGCTCTGCTGCTGCGACTAACTCTGCAAAGCGTTCAAGCAAATCTAAAAGCGATCCGCTTGTATAAGTCATACCCAATGAGTTCGACTCAAATCCAGCCTCCCGCGCCATGCGGATAATGTCATCTCGTGTCATTTCTTGTCCCTCCCGTAGATAGCCAGTGCACAGTTAGCTGCGCCGATCTGTGCGTCTTTGTTGTGGCCATACTCTGCTTCGTGTTCACAACAATCAGCGCAAGCGACGCGCTCTGCCCCACGTACTAACCTTGCGAACACATAGTCCTGCTCTGTTGCTGGCCTGTTGTATATCTTCTCTACAAATATATCTATCTCGTCTTTCATTTGGTTACCTTCCACTGATTGCTGCGTTTCTGTCCTTCGTACTGTTCCCGCAAGACGCCCGCAAACTTTCGATTAGTGTTGGACTCGCGCTGTAGCTTAGACCGTTCGTTATCCCATCTCCTGTCGGCTCTGTTTATGTCTAGCTTGGTCATCCAGTTCAGCGTAGCTACATCCTGCGATCTCTCTGTGTCCCACAACCTGTCTGCCAGTGTCCGCATGTATCTACCGACCATCTCTTGCACACGCTCCGGCCAGTACACACTTTTAGGACATCGTTTCAAGGCATGTTTCTGTAGGTCTATGCCCCACGGTGCGAGCCAATTACCTAGCTCCGTCATTCTCTTGTTTTCACGGAAGGTTTTAATCAACATCGCATCGTATGCACGCTGCATCTCAGGCGTAACAGGCAGCCTCTCTACGGTAGGTTCGTCGCTCATTTGCTCATCTCCTTGATCTTGGCCACGGGGATATTTGTTTGCTCATGTATAGCGATGACTAGTGAAGGCGGGATACGCACAAGACCGTTTCGTATCTTGCTTATCATTGGTCTACGTGCGCTCAGGATGTGCGCTAACTGGGCATCGGTCTTCAGGTTGTACATCTCGCGGATGTAGTCAAACAACTTGTGCGGTTTCTGTATCGTCCACCGCCCTGTAGTATCTTTGCTTTTCATTTCGATCTCTCCTTCAGCATGGCATCTGCAAACAGATACGCTTCGCGTGAATAGTCGGCAGTCATCTGCTCTGGTGTCTCCCACCCTCGGCTAGTCAACCAGCTACCACTGGCCAGCATCCCACTTAGTGCTTGCATCGCAAACACATCACGCAGTTCTTTATCTTCCATTCTTACCCCCGCACATATGTTTCTTGGCAGCCTTTAAATCAGCGTCAAAGAACCACGCTATGCACTGCTTCTCAAGGCTAGCTTCAGGCACAGGGGTAATGATCGCAGCGGCAGCAAGCGCTTGTGTAGTCCCTTCGATCTTACCTACCTTGAACGCAAACCCCACACCGAGAACTATCCCTATGATATAGATCATGTCTTTCATACCGCCTCCCCGAGCATGACCTTGAGTTTCTTGTACAGGGCGATGGCTTGGAACACACTGAGCCGCTTCAGTATCAGGTCGATGTCGTCGTCGAGCATGGTGGTGGCCGTAGCAGGGGCAGGTACAGGGTTAATCACAGGCCGACTCTTGGGCGTAGCTTGCGGGGGTAACGCGGCAATGCCTGCTGCCTTGGCTATCTTCTTGGCGGTTGCCTTGTTTGCTATGCGTGCCTTCTTGATGTTGTAGGGTCTGTACTCAGGCACGATGGTTTTATACACACCGCCCGTGTTGGACACCTGCCCTACCACCACTAGTTGCGAGAGCAGCGTGCTCACCGTCGATTCACGGAACCCCTGCTTAGTCATGACCCTAAGTACGTCAGCGCGGGTAGTGCCGCCCTTGTCCCGCAGGTAGTTGAACACGGTAAGGGTAACGGGTGAATTTGTTGATGTTTTAATATCGGTGAACTTCTGTGTTGCTGGCGGCTCGTAGGGCATGGTCTTCTCCTTTGTTGTTGGCTCAGTGTCATCCCACTGAGCGATGATTTGTTTTACTGCTGCGGCTGTTGCGGGTGGTGTTTGGTGCATTTGATTTGCTTTCCTTTGAAGCGCTTCTTTGAGCGCTGTTTTTATGTCGGGCATGACCCCTCCTTAAAAGATAAGTACTGCCAGTGCCAGCGCAGCCGCTATGTACACTACAACGTCGAACCACGGGAACGAGCGCGGCGGTAGTAGCTCGTCACCTGCGCCTAACAGCATATCTTGCAGGTACATATCGTCACGGGACAAGGACTGTTTCGGTTGCTCGTAAAACAACCCTATTTTCACTTTCCCCGTGTCATACGGTGTGGATTTGTTAATATTTTGATTCATAATTTCCTCCTTAAACTGTAAAATAATCCAATAACTACCCCTTGTCAAGCATTTGACACTCCTCATTTGAAGAATAAAATACACGCTGCCGCTATGCACAGCACCGCTACTATGCTCACCCAATCATCGCAGTCCATCATATAACTCCCGACAAGACCAGCCATAAAAACAACAGCGCAGGTACTACTGCTGCGCCGACCAAGATAACCACGAACGCTCGCCTACTAAGTTCATCCATTATTTATACTCCGAGAACAGACCGTTCCATGTCGTAGGCACATAGTCTGTGGGTTTAAGTTCTTTAATCATGCGGATCGCTGTCTGCATGCGCTTGATGCGTTTCTCTCTGACATCGGTTGCCTCGACGCTGTGCTTGACCAACTCGATCTGTAGCTGCCGTTCTGTGCGGTCGAGCAACTTGCGCTGCGCGGCTGTGCGCCCTTGACTATCAACATTCTTATCAGGGCGTAGGGTGCGGGGGAACGGAACCTTGCGCTTAGTCTTGGGCTGGTGCGGTATCTCGGCAAACATCTCCGTGATGGTGTGCTTCTTGTCCGCGCTCACCCAATCAGTCCAGTGACCGCCATTGTTGGGCAGCCCCCGTTCCTTGGCTATCTGGCTAGGGGTGTACTGCAACCCCACGCGCTGCTTCTCCATCTTGAGCGCGAGGTTGGCCATCAAGCTAATGTACGCCTCGAACGCAGCGATGCGCTCTGGTGTCGGGTGTTTGTTTACGTAGGCCAGCCCGACCTTGGCGTTACTCATCTCGTATTTGAGATGTACCAGTAGCTCACCCCATAAGCGCTTGTGTGTCGCCTCCTTAATCTTAGCTATGCGGTTGCTGTTCTTTTGAGCCCGTATGCTGTTACGCACAGCGAGCCTGTCCGCATTACGCAAGAAGAACGTCTTATTGAGCACGCTATCTATCTTGCGCTGCGGTGACACGAGCAGGTACTTGTACGTCATGTCAGCGACCCCTCCTGTACCCAGAGCATTGCGTTGGTGATTATGTCGGCCATGTCAGCTACGTGTTCTTCTATCCACTCAGCAGGGTATTGCTCGAATGGCTCCCAAGGTGTGTAGTCGTCCCCATCAGCATAAAAGTGCATCTCTGCGATGGCGCGTGCGTATTCTTTCATCTCGTCTTTGGTTCTCATGTCACATCTCCAGTTTCTCAAGGCTGTTATATACGTTGTCCACTACATCAGCGAACCGAGCGCATGCTTCTTCTCGGGTCAGTCCGTCCGCAAAAAATCCACTCGTCGCCGTATGCGCGAACACATACATAACTTGGTGTGGGGTAAGTCCCGAGTCAATAGCATCGGCCAGTATCTTGCGGGACATCTGTTTCATTCCATCAACTTGATCCATGTCACATCTCCTTTACTGAAACTTGTTTAACTTCTACGTCGTTGACGATCTCACAACCTGCCCCACTGCTTGTGTCAGTGAGGTGCTCAATGGCCGCTGCCTGAGCAAGCGCATCGGCTTCGTTCTCCGCTTCAATCGTGCGCCATACGCTTACTTCGCACAAAACTAAATGCTTCACCATGTATTTTTTCATTGTCATTCTCCTTAGTGGTTGTGGTTTACTGCTCTTGGTACACTGCGTCAAACACATTGAGCAGCAGGTCGTCAGTGTCCGCAAACTCGAACGCTTCTGCCATCTCAATGATCGTGTCAATCTTGCGGGTAGTTAACCGCTTACTGCTCATCATGCGTCGCGCTAACTGCGGGTCGTCAGGGTATGCAGCGGCCGCCGCTAGGTCAAGCAACTCATCTTTGAACCCATAGCGTGCGTCATACAGCGCCTCGTACACAAGGTCGGTCTCTGGGTCGGCATAGCTGCGCCATGTGCTGTCTGTCTTGTGCTCAACGCCGGTAACGGATGTCAGGCCGTACCCCTTGTTCCACCAGTCGGTGTCATAGCTGTCCCACTTGTTGTCAGGGTCGGGTATCGTCGGGTCACGGTCGGTCGGCAGTGCGTCCCAGTGCACCTTGAGCACCGCGTCAGCTAGTTTCTGAATGTGCAGGATGTCGAGACACTCGCGGTCGGTGTGCTCATGCAGGTAGCCCACGCTGATGTTCGTACACTCTGGTATCAGGTTAGTGAATTCTGCTGTGTCGGTGTACACGCCGCTGTCGTCACGGGCATACATCATGTCAAGGTCGTCGGTGTTCAACGCGTCAGCTAGTGCGTCACCGAACAGGTCTGAGCAGCAGCGACCCCATCCTTGGTGCGTTATCACGCTGTCGTTACCCCTGCGGTCGAACGCTATGGCGCGGTCGAATGTACCGAGCAGCCCTGCATAGTTGTCAGCCAGAAACTTAGCACCGATGCCCCCCTTCTCCTCACCCTGCGTGAAGATATAGTATGCGGGTACACCGCCGTGTAGCAAGTGCATGAGCATGGCGCAGCCAGCACCGTCGTCAGCGCCTAGCTGTGCGCCATCAGCGTGCCAGTGGGTTGCCGTTTTACGGATACGATTCTTGCCTTCGGTGCGGTGCACTGTGTCAACGTGTGCGACGAACAAGGTCTTGTGGTCTGGCGTGGTGCGGGTGTCGATGTGTAGGTTGCCCACGGCATCGGTGAAAAAGCTAGGTTGAATTTTAGGGTCACGGTGACCCGTTTTGTTGGCGTTGTCCTTGAGCCAGCGTGTGAAGTCAGCCGTTGTCTTTGTGGCATGGGGTCGTGCCGTGGACAGCGCACGCTGCAAGGTCTTGTACAGAATAGTTTGCTTGTTCATTATTATTCTCCTTCGGTTGTTGGTTCGGTCGTTGCGTAGTCCGCTGCGTAGTCAGGGTGCACTGACGTGCCGCATGGTGTTTCGTATGGGGTAACTACGTCGGTCAGGTAGTAGTTGTCACTGTGAGCACAGCGCCATACGTCGTCGATGTGCGCCCAGTCACCGTCGTGTAGCTCGACGCAGTTATCAAGCAACTCATACTCGCAACTGAACTCGCAGTACACAATCGCGTCGCTGTCGCTGCTGTACCACTCACACTCACGGGTAAGATACACAGCGTCGTCGGTGTGCTCATATTCATCGGTGTCAATACACAGCACGATATTGTTGTCGGCTAGGTAACGGTCGTGGTAGTACTCCTGTTGCGACGAAACGTACACCACATCGTCGCTGGGTATGTAGTACTGGTTGCCGTGCCGTGTGTAAGCGTAGGTAAAGTGCTCGTCGCGGCAATATTCACAGATATGATCGTCACCGTTCGACCCTGCCCAGTGACCGTCACCCTCGTCGAAGTTGTCGCCGCAGTTAGCACACTCGCAGTCGCCTGAAACGTCGGTCGGTCTGCCGTCCTGTCGGTCAAACTCGTACTCGCCCTCGCTGCAGATCGTCATCCTGTTGTGTTGCTTATGCACCGTCACATGCTTGTCCATCCCGTCAAGGTATGGTGCTAGGAATGAATCGCCACACTCGATGTAGCGCATCACTGCACCCTCCCATCCGTCCCGCTTTTGTATGCCCTGCCCCTTCAGCCATGCTTCGAGCAGGTCATCGCGTTGACTGTACGAATTAGGGTCGTCGGCCTTGTTGTAAGAGCGCACGAAGTAAGACGCGTCTTCCGTAGCATCAGCGTCGGTGTAGATCAATGCCCTTGCTCGGTATACCGTGCCTTCCATACGCACTGCCATCGACCAGCCCAGTGCGGGGTCATACGCTTGGTAGGGGTGATCGCTGTCGTCGCGGTGCTTGAAGGTCATGCACGACTTTGCCCCGTTCTTAATAGCATCCAACATTTCCGGCATGGTGTTGAGTATCTTGCAGGTAGCACCCGAATACAGTGCTGCGATCTCCCGAATCATGTGGTCAGGCAGGTCGAAGTGCCGCGCCAAGTATTTACCTATGGTTGTGATGGTCTGACGGTCAGCGATACCAGCGCGGTCATCTCTTGTGTAGGCCAAGCGGGTTGAGTCTGACTCGCTGATGTATGGGTACTCAAGGACTAGCTGATGCCAATCGTGGGGCGGTGCTAGGTCGATGGCTTGGAAAACGGCGGGGTGAATGTCATGCTTGTTGCTCATCGTAACGTGCCAGCCACGTTGATGTTCGCGTGGGTAGTCGCCGAAGTACACATGGCGGATAGCTTGGACACCCTCGCGGATGTTTTTAATCATGGCATGGCGATTGTATGCGTCTTGCATTTTTACTTCTCCTTGTGTGAAATATCGGGTCACCGTGACCCGTATTTTGTTTTAGTCTTACGATTGTACTGCTTTTGGGAAAAAGTGTCCACTGATTAAAGAAAACCGGACAGTCATCTGGACACCGAATAAGCTATGACTGGCGCGGGTAGTACGAGAAACGGTGTGCTGAACTATCTATTTTGGAGAGCTACAAAAGGAAAGTGTCCAAACAAAAGAACATGAACATACCTATACGGACACTACCCCATATATATAAGTATTTTTAAAAAGATATATAAATATACCCAGAAATCCGGATACCCACGCCCAGCTTGGGTTATAAGTGTCCGCTTGAGTGTCCAAAAATCTTTAATCACTGGATACCTTGGACAAACTTT